CGGCGTGGAAATCAATGTTTCCGACGATGACGCCGTCCACAATATGGCCATATTAGCCAAAAATCAGGACGGACTCAAAGAACTATACAGGCTTACTTCGAAAGCGCATCAGCAACCACTAGCCACCAAGACAGGCAGCATCCCGAGGCTCTATCAGAACGATATTCGCCGCGCAAGCGACAATCTCATTTTTCTGGCAGGGGAAGTCTTAGACGGCGAGTTTTTACAAGAGGTTGGTGCCTATATCGATATCAATCCTGGAAGCAGGATTCTGGCTGCCAAAAAACGGCTAATTGCCGATAAGTATATGCTTGGGATTATTAACACAGCGGACAACTACTTCGCTTATGAGGAAGATCGTGACACATTCGAATTGGCTTGCCGTGGTGGCTTGAAGCCTACGCCACAGCATATCATTGAACTTGACCCTAACGATTGTGCCGGAGCAATCGCCGCTCAATGCGAAGGATTGACCCTGCCTGTCGCACCGATGATCCGCGCAGAAGGGAATCTAGAAGAACTATGCCGTGCTGGGATTAAATTCCGCAAGATGGAAGCCAACTGGAGCAAGGAATATGAAGACCGCCTTTTATACGAGCTTGAGCTCATTAAGTCGAAAGACTTCGAGAGTTACTTTATCATTGTTGCTGACATGGTACAGTATGCTAAGCAGCACATGCTGGTTGGGCCAAGTCGAGGTTCGGCAGCTGGCTCCCTCGTCTGCTATCTTGCCCGAATCACTGAAATTGATCCTATCCCGCCGAAGCTATACTTCGAACGATTCATTGACGTCTCCAGAACCGACTTGCCTGATATTGACTTAGACTTCCCTGATAATAAGCGCATTATGGTTTTCGATTATATGGCAGAGAAGTATGGCGCAAATAACACTGCCCACATTGGTACGATCTCTGTATTTAAGCCAAAGTCAGCACTTATTCAAGTCTGCAAGAAATTGAACATACCGCCATCGGCCACGCATGCTGTTAAGGTAGCGATGATCGAACGCTCATCAGCTGACGCTCGCGCGAATAACTGCCTTGGCGATACGTTCGAGCAGACGGAGCCGGGACGGGAATTCATCGCCTTATACCCACAAGTTAAGACAGCATCATTAATCGAAGGCCATGCCAGCCATACAGGCGTGCACGCCGCTGGTCTGTTGGTCTGCAACGACGAGATCACGAACTATGCGACGGTAGACGCGAATGGGATCGCCCACGTCGAGAAAGGCGCTGCTGAAACGCTTGGGCTATTGAAGATTGACGTTCTTGGGTTAAGGACACTATCCGTTTTGGAAGACAGCGGCCTAAATATCGATTGGTACAGCTTGAAGTTTGACGATCCTAAAACATTCGAGATATTCAACGAGGAGCGCTTATGTGGAATATTCCAGTTCGAAGGCAATGCACTCCGGTCGATTACCAAGGCAATTAAATTCGATACCATTAACGAGATCGATGCTGTCACGGCGCTTGCCCGGCCTGGACCATTTATTGGCGGTGTTACTGAAGAATATATTAAACGGCGCAATGGCAAGAAGTACAAAGCCATTCACCCGCTCGTCGAGAAGCAGATGTCCGAGACATATGGCCTTCCAGTATATCAGGAGCAGACGCTGGCGATCGTTCGTGAGATTGGGAAATTCGACTGGAAGGAAACGTCCATCATCCGCAAGGCAATGTCCAAGTCGATGGGGAACGAGTTCTTCGAGAAGTATTGGCCTAAATTCAAGAGCGGTGCGGAAAGCCAAGGGATCGAGGAAGCGGAAGCACGACAAGTCTGGGAGTTGATTAATGCCATGGGATCGTGGCAGATGAACAAGGCGCATACGTTTTCTTATGCTGTAATCAGCTATTGGACAGCCTATTTTAAAGCCCATCACCCATTGGAATTCGCTGCTGCCAATCTTCGTAATGCGAAGGACGAGGACAGCGCGACCGATCTTTTGCGCGAGATCGCCAAGGAAGGCATTGAATATATCCCTTTCGATCTTGAGCATTCGGTTGAAAATTGGTCTGTTAAAGATGGCAAGCTGTTGGGCGGATTCCTTGCTTTGAAAGGCATTGGCGAATCGAAAGCTAAGAAGCTGATCGAAGCCCGAGACGCGCGCACACTTACGCAAAAACAGAAAGACGATATTGCGAAAGCGGCAAACACCTATGGTGATATCTTCCCTATCCAGACCAAGTTTGGCCATATGTATGCCGATCCAAGCGGCAATGGCATCTCGGGCGATATCCATCGCATTGAGGAGTTGGACGAAACGAAGATGAAGCAATGCGTTATCATTGCCGAATTAATCAGCAAGAATCCACGAAGTCAGAACGAAGATGTATTGGTGAAGAAGCGCGGTGGCAAGATCGAAAAAGAGCAGCTTGAATTCCTTGACCTTCGCTTTAAGGATGACACTGGCGTGATAGGCGGCAGGATCGGGCGCAAGGATTATCAGGCGATTGGGAAAGACCTTCTGGAGAATATCCCTGTTGGTGCGCACCTCCTCGTCAGGGCAAGCTTTTATAATGATATCCGGTATTTATTTGTCAAGAAGTGGAGGCTGTTAGAATGAGTGAGCGCAACGCATATGCAACACTGAAAGAGAAGGTTTTCCGGCCTCGGGATCGCGTAAGCAGGGTAGAAAACGCGCTAGAAACCGGAATGCCAGACGTCAACTATTGTATTGACGGCTTCGAGGGCTGGATCGAGATTAAATACCCTGTTGAGCCGAAGCGCGAAAGCACGCCATTATTCGGATCGAATCATAAATTCTCGCAAGATCAGCTTAATTGGATTTTGGCGCAACGAATTGCGAAAGGAACTGTCTGGTTATTTTTGGTTACAGATAAACGGTATTTACTCGTTCATTCATCTTGGGCAGACGCAATAAACAATATGACGCTTGCAGCAATAATCAAATTGGCAACTTGGGAAGCGCCGAAGCCTAATCGAGACAAAACAAAATGGGAAGAATTATGGAAACTGTTGAAGCTTTAAGCAAGTTCAAGACAAAGCCATACGATCACCAGCTGGAGTGCTTAAATCTGCACGGCGACAAGAAGGCGTTCGCGCTCCTCGCTGAAATGGGCACGGGCAAGACTTGGATTATCATAAATAACATCGCGGAGCTATGGGCGAGGGGCGATCTGGACGCCGTTATCGTCTTCGCACCCAACGGCGTGCATACGAATTGGACGCTGATCGAACTAGAAAAGCATATGCCTGATTGGGTGCGATATCGGGCTGCGGCTTGGACTGCTTCACCGAATAAGAAAGAGCGTGCTGCCCTTGAGTCGCTTTTCGACTCGAAGGATAGCACTGAGCTTCGAGTGCTGACGATGAATTGGGAAGGGCTTCAACATAAGCGATCGATCGAATTCGCGGAGCGATTCTGCAACACGTCCCGGCGCTTAATGATCGTTGGGGACGAGATCGACGCTGTAAAGAATCCGACTGCCTTACGCACTAAGAGCCTGATGAAGTTGAAGAAGTTCAGCGAGTATCGTCGCGGCATGACCGGGACGCCAGTGGACGGATCGCCCTTCTCGCTGTTCGCGCCATTTACATTCCTGGACGAAACGATTCTGGGCACGACAAGTTATTTCGCATTTAAGGCCGAATATGCCGAGATGCTGCAGCCCGGCAATCCATTGCTAGATCATATTATGGCTAAAACTCGCGCTCGCTTCACACCACAGGTGGTGGCTACAGGAGCCAATGGCCGTCCGAAGTATCGTAACCTCGATAAGCTTTCCCGTCTTATCGCACCGCACTCATTCCGGGTGTTAAAGAAAGACTGCCTCGACCTTCCTGAGAAAATCTATAAGACCGTCATATTCGATATGACGCCTGCGCAGAAGACCATATACGATCGCGCGAAGGACGAATTGCGATTGGAGTTCGAAGGCAACGAAACGCCATTCAACAAGCTTGCTGCGATGACTAAACTCTCTCAAATAACATCTGGATACTACATCCATCCGTTATCCGAGACTCCAGTGAGAATCGAAGGCGATAATCCTAAGATGGATATACTTGTTGACCGAGTGCAGGCTATTATTGAGCAAGGCGGCAAGGTTATCATATGGGCACGCTATCGAATCGAGATTGAAGATATCGTTGCTCGCCTTTCTAAATTAGACGAAACAAAGGTGGTGCAATATTATGGAGACATTAAAAAACGCGATCGAATTGAAGCAATCGAGTCCTTCGAGCGAGGCGACGCAAACGTGTTTGTTGGAAATCAGCAAGCTGGTGGCACTGGGATCACACTCGTTGCCGCCTCCTATGTCATCTACTTCTCCAACAACTTTAGCATGCGCGACAGGCTACAGTCTGAGGATCGCGCTCACAGGATTGGCCAGACTGAGAATGTTACTTACATCAACATCGCGGCAAAAGGGACGATCGACGAACATGTAATCCGCACGCTAGGGAATAAGAAAGACGTTGCGGACGAGATTGTTGATATTGGGCTGGAGATGTTTAAATAAAATATTTTCATATTTATGTAAGAAAAGTGTTTACTTTTGCAAAACGATGGAGGATACTTGTTTCTGTAGCAAGAATCTTACAACTTAGAATGAAAGGATTTAAAAATGTTTTTCGCTCATATATCAGGTCTTGGCTTTGTTCGCTTCTTTAGTGTTGACGGAGGCCAAACTCAAAAAGTATTTTTTACAACCGACGTTGAAGCGGCAACTCGCTGGCCAACTGAGAAAGCCCTTGTTGAAGAAATAAACGGCGACCTAACTGGTTTTAAAATTCTTAGAATAGAATTTATCTAAAATAACTTTACTTCCCAATTAATTTAGGCGCATAATAAATCGTCCTATTGAGGGAAATGCTTTGAACAACCGTGTTACATCCCCGTCACGGTTGTCTTTTTAAAACTTAGAATGGAGTTATGATGGCCAACGGCATACTAAAGATCAAACGAACAAGCGATCAGTCTGTTGAGATCACGTTCATGAGCGCCCGGCAAGCTTCCGAGTTTCAGAACAAATGCGAAGATTTACAAGACGGGATAACGCCAAAGGAAGAAGGCATATCCGGCTATGACGAACCGCGCGAAGGCTATAAGCCAATCACCGATCGTATGCGGCAGGACGAGGCTGGCATGAGTGATGGAGACTTTGTATGAGCGAGCCTATTAAAATAAATGATCTTGTCGTGGTGAATAAAACGGGTTCGTGCCAATGCACTGTCGGGATGGGAAAGATTTTCACCGTTAAAGAAATTCTTCAAGGATTTTTAGAATGCGGAATCTGCAAAACAATTGTTCGTGGTGGAATCGTTGCCACGTCTGAAAGTGGCTGGACTTGCGAAATAAAACGGCTGACTAAGATAGACGGCTTCGATCCCGACGTTGTTGAGCAGGAAGACTTGGAGTTGGCAATATGAACATACGCTCATGGCTGTATACCATCGCGGAATTGATGGGAGACTATCGTGCTATCAAGAATGGCCGGATCGGGCAGAGGATCGCTCGACGGCTGGCAGGGCGTGTAACGGGCAAATTACTTGGGAGGATTTTTCGATGAGAATAAAAGGCATTTACATTGGCGCAGGATTAGGAGCAACAGCTTACGAAGTCCAGATTCATAAATTGGTGATTCGAATTCTCCGCCCTAAATTATACTTTTGGCCATATAGACATTTTCTTACTGGAAAATTAGTTTTCCCTGAAGCGATCGGATTTAGAATTTACCCTGTGAATTACACAACTTAGAATGAAAGGCAATATCATGACAAAAGTAAAGAGAACAAAACCATCCGCAGCATTATTGGCGAAGCGCCGCGCGAAAGAAATCTGCACGCCTGTTATGGATTCCGCTTATAAAGACAGGCGTGCATTTATCAACAGCGTCAGCCCATTCATTAAGGGCGAGAAAGAAGAGTTAAAATTCTTTAAGGTTAAGGTGATGAGCATCTTCACAGGCGCGAGCGATCAGGATCGGGTGGCTGTATGAACGCTGACTGGCTTCTATACATAATCATCGCTCTTATCATAGTCGATCTTGTCCTGGACTAGCCATGAACTACTTTCTATGGACATTCTGTTTCTGGACGGGCTTCCTTGGTTTCGCAACCTTGGAGGCGTATCTTTTCTATCTAATCCTTGGAGGATTTCCAATTGTTTAAAAATCAACCGATAAAGCACGTCTCAGGCAAATATGGAAAGGTAAAATCTCGTGGTCACTTCCCAGATACAATCATCATCGAGTTCGAAGACGGCAGCGAAACAGAATGCTACTTTAAAGAAGCGACGCCAGCGTGACCGATCTCATGAAATTGTATGTCGTTGCGGTTGTTATTCTTTCCCTCATCGGATGTTGGGCGGTAAGTGCAAAGGGCTGGCATGGGTCGAAGTCTACTGGTCGGAGCATTATGGTGGTGGTGATTGCGCCATATGCTCCAACTTCCAAGAGCGCGACACCACCTGCGAGGTCGTCGATGGGGGTGAGCCGCCAACGGAATGCGCAGCGTTCAATACTCATCTAGGTTATCACGGCGTGCCTGTTCCGAAACGGTTGAAAAGAAAGAGTTGGGGATAATATGCAGAAGGCTTTAGCATTAGAAGGTGGATTTCACCCCGGTGTTTTATTCATCATCGTTAAGCGCAAGCTAGGCGTTAAGCGATTTTCAGGCGGCAAGGAAGTCTGGATTAAATATACGCGGGCGAGGCCGGGTTGGGCAACGCCTGAATCATTAACAAAATTCTGGAAAGAAAGCAAACGCATGACGGCGCTTACAGGAATACAGCATTCAGTCGATCACATCGTGCCGTTGGTTAATCATCTCGTTTGCGGGCTTCACTGCGAAGACAACCTAATTGTCAGGCCGCTATCGGAGAACGTCCGCAAGTCTAATCTATGGTGGCCTGATATGCCTTATGAACAGCCGGAGCTATTCTAGTAAGACTGATCGTAATAAATCCCTTGCTCACAGATAGGCTTCCCATGAAAGTATTGATTCCCGAACAGCTTCACTCCCATATACATCATCGCTGCTTTCCATCCGGGCACGCCGCAAGCGATAAGCGCATTGCGCAATACGGTATCAGCCCAAGGACGCTCAATCACGAATGGCTCGCGGGTAAAGAGATCGCACGCCTGAATTCCGATCCAAGGAGAATAGAGAGCGTCGTGCAACAAGCCAGCACGCCTGCCGATGTCGCCAAACATGAGATAGGCGAATGGGATTTTCGGAACGCTGCAGAAATCGGTTACAAAATATTCCGGTATGATAACCTCGACAACCTTATTGAGCGCATCATCTTTAACATAAACATAGAATGGCTTGGTCGTTTGCCAGTAAATCTCTGCCGCTTTCCCTTCTTTATCGGCAAATCCCACTTCATCCGCGCTTAATCTGCTCTGAAACTCTATTTTCACGGCTATCCCTCACAGGGCAATGTTCTAACAAACGATAATTTATTTCTAATACGTTAGGCTTCGCGAGTTGACGATTGAGCGGTGGTTTTCAGCAATGGCAGCGCATAATCGATCTCAAAATCGCAATTCGGATAACGATATGCAGCAACCCGGCTCCGATCGAACGGCGCAATGGAAACCTTGTCGCCTTGGTTTCCGCCTAACACCATCAGCCGTCCGCGATCGTCCTGCCCAACGACGAATCCAACATGGCCGCCACCTTCCCGATTAAAGACGACAATGCAGCCGTATGTCGGACGATCTAGCGCAATGCCGAATTCCTTCCACTTCAGAGCCCGATAATATTCCTTTGGATATTCCATGAGCGAGACTTTAAAGCAATACGCAGCGAACACTCCGCACCAAGGCGTGCTATCGTCCGACCACCATGCCTTTAATGTTGCAAGCATCTTTACGATCTCGGGCGCGGAATCCTTTCCGGGAATCTCTCTGGTGCCAAGGTATGATCTGGCGACAGCTAGCCATTGCGGTTCAAGCATCGTTGCGCCTCGATAGGTCTTCTTCAACCCTTTGCGCCCTGCAATAATCAACAAGCTCATTTAGCAGAGTCAATACGAAAACGAGAATCCCAAACCACATAATTATATTCGGAGTTCCATTCGCATAAATCAGAGCGCCCACGCAAGCCGCAAATAGGCCAACAATCTTGATTATGTTCTTCGTATTTATCTTTGCTTCCAGCGCGATTAACAAGCTGGCGACGGCGATCGAGTAAAACACAGTCTTATTGCCTAGCCCATTAGGGAAATATTGAATCAGTAAGTCATGCATGATTATCCAACCCATTTTCTAAGTTGCGTTTTGACAACTTCTATCATGTCTTTATAGCTAATCTGCAATATCAATTTGTTAGCTTTAGCGATGATAAGAAGGCCGAAAGCCCCGGAAGCAAACAAGACAAAATTCCGAATCGAAGGATCGACCGGATTCACCTTGCTGTAGTGCGCAACAATCGCTTCACCCATATAGATGCCTGCGAATATGCTGGCGATAAAAGAAGTCAGGATGTATCTGAACTTCATCTTTTCGTCGAGATAGCGGAGGGAAACGAACGCACCGCCGATGGCTGGCAAATATTCGAGAACCTTCTCGCCGATTTTCAGCCACCAGTCGTCGTTCATTTTTAACTCCATCATTGCGTCTGCGTTATTTGGCGAATCATTTCAGCACGCTCTGCTGCTGTTATAGCGTGGCCAATATTCCATTCCTTGTATACAACCTTCGCAGAAGGTGAATGCAATTCTATTGCCGCTTTTGCCTGCTCTCCGTGAATCTTTGGAGAGGTTGTATCCAGAGTCCCTGCATTCAGGTAGACAGTCGCACGCCCGATGCTGTTTAGAAGTCTCGCGCGAGGAGAGCGATTCACATAAATAGGATCGTCATCATTCACTGGTGCAGCGCCGAGGCCTGCCACCATGTCATTTTTAAGCGAGTTGTCAGAAGTCCCGGCATATAAAAGAGCAAGATCGAAAATCGGCAAATATAAAGAGGCTCGTCTAACAACACCGGGATATTTCCCCATGAAGTTCATTGCTGCCATCGTGCCACCGGAATACGCAATTATATCGACATTAATGACGCCTGTTAGATATTTAACCCGGTCAACAACGGCCTTAATCTCATCAATCGAAGAATCTGAGCCTAATGCCTGCGCCGTATTATTAACGCCTTTAAAATTGGGCGAAACGACAACAACCCGATCCATCTGCGCCAGTTCAGGAAAGTCATTCGGCGCTTGACTCATCGTTCCCGACCAAGAATGCAAAAATAAAATTATACGGTTGGCATTCGCTTTCGCGAAAAATCGATAGGGGATTGCTGGATTAAGGTTGTCGCCTTCTGTCCAATATGTCCCATTCGTCACCATGCTGACTGGATAAGTAAAGCCAACGAGACGAGACTGAATATCGTCCAGCTTCGCGAGAACATCTTCTTCGGAGGAATAGCACGCCGTGCTTATTAAAAGCAGGAGAGCAAGAGCGAGTCTCTTAATCATCGCTTTCTTCCTTTGGTGCTTGGATTACATCAGGCTGCTCTTCTTGGAAAGTCTCAGTGTTTTTGTCAATGTCTTTTTTGCTATCAACGGAGCGCCATCCAGTTCCGTCTTTCTTTAATGCGTAAGCCATAATGTTCTCCTTAAAGGTTAATCTCGAAGCCTTGAATCCAACCGTTCCCGTTTGCTGCAGACGTGTTGGCGTAATATATATTTGCCGATTCTAAAATAAAATCAAAATTTGTTGTTTGATACGTTGTTGTCTGACTTATCGCAGGAGGAGGATTCGTCAATGATCCAGCACCACCATAGGAATTATTTGGCGCAAGAATCATCGAGCCTGCTGAATTTTGGTTCGATATTTGGCCTTGAATCTTTGCAGCAATTGGCGGTGCATAGGCTGAAATAGAAGTAGCAACCCACGTTGGAGGATTCGTGGCTGTTCCTGCAACACCAGAAAAAGCAATCGGAAGATTCAAAACATTGCTTCCGGCAGCAACCTTATATTGCCAACTGCGTCCTGTTTGAATAAATGAAAGCGGAAATTTACTTCCTGTGTTATCCGTCTTAATTACGCCGACCAACGCGAAATGCGTATATCCAGAGGGCAGAGTTGGTGCCGTTGCGCTCGCCGATAATAGCCCTGCGATTGTTGTTCCATTCCAAATTATGTAACTGTATAGCCAAGTGTTGGCAGGGATAACGCCTGTATCGTAAGCATTAGCAGCGCCTGTTGCAGCACTATTAATTGTTACATTTACGCCTGTCACGGTCTTATAAGCACCGCCCGCGCTTTTTAATACAACAGCGTCCGCAGTGATTAAAACAGAAGCATTCGTGCCTGTTGCTGAAGCATTAAGATTTTTAAACGCGCCTTGTGTCCCGCCAGAGCTAATCGCGCTGATGGCATTCGTGATGGCCGTCACTAGTGCCGAAACGGTTAATGCATCTGTAATATTCGTCGCTTGATTATCAGCGACGAACTGGGCGACAGCAGCCGTTATTTTCGAAGATTGTTTAAGGGCTTTATTTACAAGTTTCCTTTTCGCGATCCCGGCCTTGTTGCCTGTGGCTTGGTCTCCGTCAGCAGCATATTGTGCGTCGTCATAAATGTCGGTGGCCGAAGCTGTGTCAGCAAACGGTAGAATGTTAGAAGTTGCCATTTTGTATTCCTCTTATGCTGGTATTATTTCGATTGGCCATGATCCCTGATCCCAGCCTTTCAGTAAATCGTTGTTAACATCCCAAGAGAAGATTGGGCCATTATCCGGTGCAACGTCATAGCTGTTTATTCTAACGCCTTCTGGCTTCAGAGGTATATAGCCGCCTGTCAATAAAGCGAATGTTACGGCATCCAGATTAAGCCCGAATATCGCAACGGTCATCGACATATCCTGATTGTCCTGGATAACGATCTGTGAATTGTCGCCAAAAGCTTGCCGCCAAACGGCATACGCGCCAGGAATAGAGCCGTCCCAAGTGTTGGCGGCAATCTTCGCTTTTAGCAATATGCGATAGGAATCGTCTGGCAAGCTAGTCAGGCCGGAAGTCGGATCGAATTCCCCAATCCACGTTCCTGAGTCCCATCCTGTGGTTGCCGCATCATCCCAGCTGAAATAAACACCAACCAAAGGGATCGCAACATTACGCGAACGGCCTATCCATTCACCGACTTTATCTAACTGGACGCCTATGGCGGAGTCGATGTCGAAGGCTTCTGGCAGGCTTAAAATAATCTCTTGGAGCTTAACCAATGGATTTAAGCCTGCCAGAGCCATCGCCATATATTTCGGCCTTTGGTTGTGCTCGCTTGTGATTAAATCCTGATATTCTGCTAAGGTCATACGACGATAATCGTTACATCAGCCAAGGCTGTGAATGGGACTTCGTTAAAAGCGATTGCAATGTCCGCTGTTCCGAAGGCGCCAGCGTTCTTCTTAATGCGCAGAAGGTCGATCTCGAACGTATTGCCTGCGACCGTTCCGCCCAAGTTGGCAGGGCTGAATAGGCGGTTGATATAAACGTCCTGCCCAATATCCATATTGGCAACATAATCGACCAAAGCCTGTTTAATCAGGTCGGCGTAACCCGTTGTATAGCCAAGCAAGGCGTGCACAGTAACTTCGATGCCAATCGTAACGACCGTTGGACGGTAGAAATTAATCACATTAGGCACGCCATATTCGTCGAACGTGGTGATGGAAGTTGTTCCATAGGTCGTCGTGCCGGGCGTCTTATGAATCGCGATCGCGTCCGCGATAGCCTGTGAATCGCCTGATTCCGCAACGATAGAGATCGAATGCGCTGGAAGGCCGTCTGCATCCGTTCCTGATCCGTCATTCTCATAGCCTTTAACTCGACCAACTCCTGCCACTGCCTTAACAGCACCAACCGTGCCGTCGAATACAGAAAGCGAAGGCAAAGCGGTAGAAGACGATTGGCGAAGGCGCAACTGCGCGTCCGTCTCGACCGGAGCGCCGGGAACAGCAGCCAATACGTTATTAACCGTTTGCCAGCCCAAGGTCGGCGTGCCAATCTTGTTAATGGTAGAAGCGCCAGCAGTGATCGCGCCTATCGTATCAGATAACGCCGTGACAGTAATTTCGCCGCCAATCGGGATAAGCACCGAAGCCGGAAGATTCCATTTTTGGCCGAGTGTGTCTTCAGCCTGCCCATTCGTGATTGTCGTTCCGGGTTGGCCAACAATGAACAGGTCAGCTTCTGAATAAGTAGCGATCGCGCGGGCGATCCCGTTAATCTTTACATTGCGAGATAAGCCGACACCTTGCGCTGTTGACGGGCTGAATGCGTTATACGTCGCGGCAGCAATCCCCATTGTGTCATAGATAGCAGCAGCCTGAACAGCAATCCACTGGCCGTCTTGGGAATCCGCTTCGAGATAGATGTCGTCACCATATATGTTCCTGTATTCGTCCTGTAGAAATTCCAAGACGGTCGGATAATCCGGGAAATGGAATCCAGTCGCGTCGATATAGCAAAGATCAGCAATCGCCATTATAACACCTCATTGATCGTGATCGGGCCATATATTGTGTCGATCTCTATTTGCACGGCTAGCGTCCTATTGTCAGGATTGAATTGCGATCCATAATCGGTTATCGAGGAAACGCCTTGCGTCTCCAGAACATGAGCGCGAATCGTATTGTCAGCAGTCGTTTGCTGTTGCTTTCCCAATACACCTTCGACCCATGGCATTCCTTCCTCTATGTCCAGAAACCATTCCGTCAGCCATAAGCGCAACCGGGTTAAAACGGCCTGCGCTACGCCAACCGGATCGTCCTTATAAAAGTTTACCTGCCCTTGGCCAAACGAATAATCGTCCGTTCCGGCTTCTAACCGACGATAACGCATTATGGAACTGGCCCGCCAGAAGTTCCAACGCCTGTATCAACGCCAGTATGTTTATGCGTCGCAAAGGTGATCCCATTAAAGACTTGCTGACCGCTCAACTGGTTGTAATTCCCGGTCTGATTAGTCACACCTACAATGTTCACAATTGGAGCCTCGATGTTAATTGCGGTTGTTGCTTTTAACGAAATAGTTCCGCCAGAAATACGAACATAATTCGTTCCAGCGTCATTGCGTAATTCTACGCTATCCGCAGAGACATTAGCTAGTTTTTTCGGCTGGCTTGTCGGCGCTAGGATCGCGAAGGCGTCACTCAAGTCGTGCATACGATCGTCCACGGCTTTTTGCACGCCTCCAGACTGCCACCAGCCATCGATGCAGCGCGATCCGAATACAACGAGAACTTCATCGCCTGCGGCAATCGGGAAAGTTAAGGCATAGCCGCCACCACGAGGCCATACAATCGGAACGTCAACCAGAAGAGGCAGATTCACCAAGGAAGTCGATCCATCAGGCGCAAGCGTCTCACCCTTAATCGCAGGCTGCACGCTGACTGTCTGTGCTTCAAGATCGGCGGACGTTACAATTCCGGGCAGCGTAGTCCACATTCCGGCCTGATGACCTTCCATCGCGAGCCGGAGCGCCTCTTCTGCGTCGTCTAATTCCTCACGCCGATCGATCATATTGTGTCAACCTCTTGCCCTTTCGGAGCGGAAGCGTCCACGTCCAATAATGTTAAATCACAAAACCAATCATTCCCGCGTGTGTCGCCTAAAAACTCAACCTTGTATAGACGATAGATGCCGTCTACAGAAAGCCCAACTGGTTGAGCGCCGGGCGCGTCGGTCGTTGGTTTTTCTTCGTCCTTCAACTTAGCCAACCGGATGTCGTCGGAATCAATCTTTACACGGCCTGCGATCTTCAGCATTGGATTGAGCAGGCATCGGGCTTTCACGCCTTTCGTCGTTTGCTCAGGCGTATCGATCAGGCCTGTCCGTGCATTAAGCACGACGGCCTCTGAAGGCAACAACGAGCGGAGCTTAACCATCTGCAATTTGTTATCCTGAATCGACCATGTGCTGCCTGTCTGACTAGCAACCTTGCGAAGGATAGAGCGTGCATTGCCATACATAACCTTGCCACGTGGCAGGCGATCCGTTCCGAGATCGTCGATAAAGCCGCGATTGGTATTCGTCATTGAACTCAGTGCTGCGTCCGCGATATTGCCCTGCGTCGCGCCAGCTGATATTGTTTTGTTAATAATGGCGAAGTTATAGTCTTGGTCACCGTCCGCTGCTCGTATGTCGAGATACGTGTCCACACCGTTTTCGCGTCCATATTTCGCCTCCTTAATATTGCCTTGAAAGACAACGCCGAAATTCTCTTCATATCCGGCCTGCAATGTTATAAGGTTAAATTCCTTCTCAATTCGATTGGCTGTATCGCGAGCGACATTCCATATGCGAATCGCGGCAACATTCGGGCTTTGCGCATCCGACTTTTTGACCTGAAACGTAATCCGCAACTGGCTAAAATCCAACGAGAAATCATTATTGGAAACGAGTAGCGTGCATTTACGGAGATATTGTTCAGGATTACACTTCATACAATACGTCCGCACCGAAGCCTAAATTATCCAGCGTTGGCACGGCATAGTCGTCCCCATCGGCCACAACGTAAAGCAGGCCGGGGACTCCAACATACGAATATTGCGAAAGAAGATTCGCGCCCGTAACCAGAGGAACATTCATAATAAGAGGATTATTATCCTGATCGTAGAAGTCGATTATCCATCCAGCGTCTGGAGCATCGTTCCAACGGCTCACAAGGATATAGTCCGTGCCGGATAAGCTTATCGTAAAGCGCTGTGGGACATTCGTTAATGGAAGTTGTAATATCATCCGAATAATTCCCTGAGCGCCGACTTCTTCTTAACGGTTGGTGTTGCCTTTTTCGTCCCGGCATTTTGCGTCTTTCCGGTCTTACCTGCCATGCGCTGACGCGAGCGCGGAGGGACGGAGGTTACTTCAACCCTGACTGTAATTATTTCTTGGATCGTCGCTACGATCTGCAGGATGTTTTCGGTCTTATCGTCTGTCGTATTCCCGAGAGACTTGAACAGCATATTTCGATAAATGCGTTTGCCCGTTACGACATCGAACGGCACACGAGAAGCCTGCAAAGCGAGTAGACGGTCATAGGTCTCAGCCAACGGCAATAAATCGTCGCTGAACATTAATTCTACAACGAGGCCAACAGGCTTTTTATAAGCATGGTCTGTTATCGCCGCGCCTTCCTGAACCGGATGCTGCGTGATCTCTAATTCATCGGTTCCGACTTCCCTCACCGTGACTTGCGCAGAGAATCCTCCAACCTGACGTTGTGGGCGAATTACAGCCGTTGTTTCAGGAGTAAAGCCAGCCATTATTTTGCCGCCCCTTTCATATTCCGCACCATGTCGTCATTTATCCGGCCTTGATGCCCGCCGACGATCGCCGCCGCCTGTTTTGGGTCTTGAACGCCATAAACGTTGATATCGGTTTTCTGCTGCATATTCGAGACCGCGCCGCCCAATCCTGTCCTGGCTTGCGGACTTGGGGCAAGCTGGCCTTGATTCTGCGTGACGGCACTAGGAACGAACTGCTTCGCGGTATCGCCTAAGTTGGAGACGATATTGCCCGCGTGCGTTAATGCGCCGCTAAAGTCGCCATGGATAAGATCGCTCAATGCGCCGAATCCTTCGAACATGTTCATGAAGAATGCGGTCAGCAAGTTATGGATAAAATTAATGGCCGTGCCTAATGCATCGAAGAATGGCATCCACTGAGACCAATCGAACAGGCTGTCGCCGCCTTCTTTCCAAGTTAGGAAGTCGTCCACCAGAGCGAGAATTGCGACACCGAGCGCAGCCAGCACGCCCAACGGTGAGGCAAGGATCGTCGCGCTCAAAAGCTTCCAGGCAATTATTGCGAGCGCAATCTTCCCCAGCCAGCCGTCCGTGGCCTGATTGATTTTATCCAGCCAGCCGATAAACGTTCCAATCGCGCCGAAGACGATTCCGAATACCCGCACGGCAAGTGTTATCATCGACTGCGCGAGGCGTAGGATTATTTCTAGGATTGGCGATATGGCATCAACAATCTTGGGCGCAACGTCGATCGCGAATCGGGTGAACTTCTCCATCATTAATGTCAATGGAATAAAGAATTTCGCCGCGATCTTCTTGCCTATACTGCCCAAGACCATGTGCATCCGATCCCAAGCATCCATAAACTTGCCAGCGTCTTCTGCTGCTTTGTTTATTTGATCCTGATCGAACAGCGTGTTGAATTCGTCTTTCAGGCCTGCCACGTCGCCTGTAAGTGTATCGAGTAGTGTCTTGTCTAGTCCGAGGCGCTGGAGGATAGCAGACTGCTTGCCGCGCTCCAAGCCCTTAATTGCGTCACCAACTTCCCAAACAAGATCGGTCGCTGACTTCAGCTGCCCATTCGAATCCTTTACGCTGACACCAATCTCTTTGAATATCTTCTTCGCGCGGCCTAGCCCAAGCGCGGCATCGCCTGCAGACTTGCTGAATGTTTCGAGAGAGGCTTGCGCAGTAGCAACGTCCGAGCCGGAAAGCTGGGCAACATAGCCAAACTCTTGCACGGCGCCAGCTGTAGAATTGATACGGTGCGCAAGATCGCCGAGATCGTCCATCTGTTCAGCCACACCTTGCGTGAACATGAATATCCCGGTCGAAGCAGTAGCGACGGCAGCAGCAATCCCTGCCACGCCGATAGCGGCAACAGAGAGGAAAGACTTGAAGGATTTTTCAGAATTGGCATCGACTTCGAAACCGAGGCCAACAAGGAATTCTTTAATGGTATCAGCTGAACCAGCCATTATTCTTGCGCCTTTTGATAACGGGTTTCATTCTCGTGCTTAACGGTGAGAGCGTCATTCATAAGGGCAACGTCAGCAATGTCCAACGTGCCGTCGATTAGGCTTTCATATTTACACAATCCGTTCAATACGGGACGGAGTAGCCAATCTTCCCCATCCGGCAGTTCGACCCATTCTACACCGTTTTTTGTTCGGATTGGAGTGGGTGTAAAGCCGAGCGGATTGCGGGAATAAAATCCTGAAAGTTAGCCTTTATCCCGCCAAACACGATCTTCAACTCATCTTGCATGGTGAGATCATGATACATCAGAACCCCATTCGTCCGAAGCGGCGCGAAGCCCGTTCCTTGGCCTAGATCGATACTTGTAATATCCAAGAAGCTATCAATGATGAAGTCAGCGTCTTCGTCTTTCAGTTTGCTCAACCCAACACCAAGTGTTTCGATTGCCTTAATGCCTAAGTCTTCGCGATCTTCGCTCTCCATGCTTTTAACATCTTTCGTTATCAACTTAAAGAGCGGAGCGAAATCCGCGATCGCCGGAGCGAGACGGCGAATTACATGGAATTGTTTCCGCGCGGACATCTTACCATAGGTGAATTTTTTATCCATGATTACAACTCAGGAGTTCCGACACCCAGCAAGCCAACAACTTTGATTGCGTGGAAAGTCCATTCGATCGGTTGCGCTTCTGTGCCATATTCAAGATCAGGAAGCTTCGCAAACGCGACCTGTTGAAGAGTCAGGAAATCGCCTCGGGCGATATCGCGTAAGGTGATTGTGTTCTTCCCCCAAGCCAAGCTCGAAAGCTTCTGGAATTGGTATGCTGCCATCAGGATCGCGTTTGCGGCAGACGACTTAAGAAGGCGAACCGTGACAAGCGCAGAATCATCCGCACGCAAGCTGTGGATGCCGTCGCCATTCGCGCCCACCGTCATGATGTTCTTATCGTCGATCGGCGCAATGGTGATACCTTCCTCTGCAGCCGCCGCTCCAGAGCCTAGATTAGCATAAACGCCCGGCCCAGCGATCGCAGCAGTTATGTCTTTAAAGCTGTAAGATGACATGATCTATTCCCTCTTATCGATTAACATTGATGATGGCATCGACTTCTTGGATGGCACCTGCCAGCTTTAAAGCGATCGTCATAGGAGGCGCAACGCGAGCTTCGCGATTCGCTTGTGGCTGCGCCGCCATTGGCTGGGCATAGATGTAATAACCTTCGGAAAGCGTATCGCCCTGAGCCAGCTGGCCGAACGGATCGCCATTCCACTGACCGCCTGCGACCAGACCGTTGTTGATCGCTTCTTCACAAACAGAAGCGGCAACATTAACAAGTTGATTCATCCCGGCATCGGTCTGAGGGACTTTCGTCTTTGTCTGGTAAAGAAGGTTATACAGGCTGTTTTGCAGAGCGTCCTGAAACCAGTCAAGCCCGTGCATTTCGTCGAAGTAGGCTGGGCCAGACATAACGCCATATTGAATAATCGCTGTATCGTTATTGTAATTAACGAATACATTAATGCGCTTAGTTTTCAGCGTATTGGCTTGCGTTTCCGATAATGTTTCGGCAACAATCCCCGGCTCCTGCTTATACATCAGGGTGATTGTTGAGCGATTCGCATCGAAGTTGGTGCTGAAGGCACGCCCGAAGTAAGAGGCGATCGCGTAAGCATTAGCGGAATATTGCGTCACAGTGCGACGACGGCTTAAGGCTTTCGCCTGACTTCCGAAGTCGGTTGTATAGGCAGCGTCCAACGCCAGCGTGTTTGTATCGGTATAACCGAATAGACGGCTGACAGAGGCCGCTTCTATAAAGCCGGACACAGCCAGAGACTGATCTACAGTAGGCATAACACTCGCCGCGAACATAAGGCCATACCAACTTGTGGTAAGATCGGCCAGAGCGGTTGCTGCTTGTAAAGGCGTTTCAGCGACTGCGCCATTAGTAGGCGAAAGCGCGGTGGCAACCGTTCCTTTAAGCAGGGCAGAAATATCGACGCCGGAGCCTGTTGCGCTATAATAGGTCAGAGTCGAAGTGACGCCAGTGGTAGCGGAGACAGTAACGAAGCGCTGACCATCCCATGTCACAGTTCCCGCGCCCGCAAGCGCGGTCGTAATGCGAGTGGCAACTTGGTTTAGGTTAGTATCGGTCGAGAAGTTTAACGCGCTCAGAGTTTTAAGCACGCCGTCGATCGTGATCTTCGTGCTACCAGTCGTGATCGCTGTCCAGTTAGCCATCGCCTGTTCGCCAACGGTAAGGATGCCATGGCGTAAGCGGGCAGCAGAAGCGGTTCGCAACCAGCGGCCAATACTCAACAGCAATGGCTTAGGGCTTTGCGCATAATACAGAGCAGCCGCAACGTATTCCGGCGCGGACGTTCCGAAGTCTGCCGCTACACCTTCCAGAGTCGTGTACGTGCGAATACGCTCTGTGGCATCGATGACGGACGAATCGCCCATGATTAATAGAGTTCCGAAGCCACGGCGCTGGGCAGCGAGCACGGCCAGATTGATTACTACTCGAATGAGACGGCCTACCGATAAACCTGCCATGATTCTTACTCCTTGTTAAACTTCCATTATGTTATATTAAATTGTTTACTTTGGGTGAAAATTAATATTATACTTAGCGCGTCTTCCACAACTTAGAATGAAAGGATTATCATGACACTCACAGCGATCGCAGGGCTTCTGCTAATAAAGTTTATTGTGTCAATGACCCTGATGTTCTTAGATTAAAAAGGGCTTGGCAAGGCAATGCTGTCTATGCTCTGGAAAGCCTCTGGTGACTCGTGGACGGTGTTTCCTGAGTTAGCAAATATCACTTGCTGCCTTACATTAAGCCTTGCCGTCACAGAAGAGACCGTGGTGCCTATAGTATTGGGCGCAATAAAAGTTCCGGTAGTAAAATACCATGCTTGAGTCGGGCTAATGTAGTACAAGTACCCGAACGTAGTGGCCGCCCCTCCGCCCGCCCCGGCTATGGATATTTTAGAGCCGTGGTCTGTAGGGCTTAAAGGCGTTGATGCATCGAAGGTTATTAAAGAATCACCTGCAGTGGCTGAAACGGTCACGTTGCGGGCAGCTTTGTTGCTGACTTTCATTATTCCTGCTGTAATCTTATCTTCATATAAGGTTGATACGTCAAAAATCTTTTTGTATTTAATGCCGATGTCTGAGGATAAAAGCCTGTTATATAAGCTCCTCACTTGCTCTCCAGTTGAGGAAGTGGCTTGCCCTTCAAGCGTTGAATATTGATCCCTTGATGATGTGTTCGCACTAGGAATAGTTGCGACAAAGTTTTTTGCCCTTGTCTTGAAAGTGGACCAGGGCGGAAGATTCCAGAAACTATTATAATAACCTTGCAGAGTCGAGAATGTGCCTGCTGCATAGTTCGTGTAATCGTTAGTTCCTAAAGCTAGTATTGCAGATGTTGCGTATTGAGAAGCTAGATTCGTGCGAATAGCGTGATCTGTGGCGGCATTCGTAACATAATACTCTAAACGATCGTTAGCAGCCGATAGATTAAGGACGGGAAATGCTGCGCCGATAGAACGCTCAGCAACTCCTGCGCGCCTTGATATGTCACTTGGACCATCAACTTCCCCACGGCTTGAACGTGAATCGCCAACACCAGCAGGGGACTCAATCGTAGATAACCCGATAATTGCTGCCGGGCGAATGTGGTATATATTGGAAGGCGATACGGCGCGATAGTATCCGACGCTAGTATTAGTGCCTGGGTCGCTAGCCACCGGGTAGGTAAACGTGTTCGCGTCAACGCGGGAGATACGGAATTTACCGTTATATCCAGTCGGGACGGCGTTCACAACTTCTATCATCTGGCCTGATAAAAAGCCTTGAATGCCGTTAGAGCGGACAACAGTAACTAGCCCGGTTCCAGCGTTATAAGTCGGCGTGCTACTTGGAATGCTTACAAACTGAACCACTCCCGCCTCGGTTGTAGCCCCTGGGTCACTAACTAAAGGCACAGTGATAGCATTTGTGCCGGAAACAGTCGCAACATAATACCCGTTAATTGCGGAAGGCGTGAAACCGGAAAGGATTGCCCGGACGTTAGTTGTATCTGTTCTTTTGTGGTTAGGCAGCTGAACGGTTAAAGTGCCGCCTGACGTACTCGCCCATGTGGCACCCGTAGAGACTAAAGTCCCCGGAGACATAGATAAGAGAGAAAGCTGGGTCGCGTTAAGGTTGTATAGGTTTAAATGAGTATTGGCGGCGTTGTCATTTAAGAACATCAACTCGTTGCCTTGCTCGTAGAAGCTAGCAAAATCGCCACCAGTGCAAGCCGGAATGCCTCCGGTGCCACTTTCAAAAGTCCATACTTTGAAGTCCGCCCCGCGTGGAATAGGCGGCGACAGGCTGGCTGCATCGGACTCAAGCGTTTTTAGGCCTGTTCCGGGAACTGTTCCGGTATTGCTCCCTGTCCAAGTAACAGCTTGAGGAGTCGACCCTATAGGGTACTCGACTTTGGCCTGTACTGAGTACGGATTGGCGCTACCGCTCTCGTCATAGCGCATCGCATTCACGTAGACGAGTTTTACTTGGGATAAAGAATCATCGAAGTTTTTATGAATTGACACCGATAAAGCCTGCGCGCCTGTCTTGCTTGTCGGGAAGCATGTTTCACTGGCGATGTTGCGCCATGAGGCAGGCAAAAACCTGTCAACAGAATCTACTTTTCCAGCCAGAGCGGTAGATGTGGCAGAGGATATCGGCTTGTTTGCGTCGCTAGTGTTGTCTACATTCCCAAGGCCAACGCTCGATTTAGTTGGCGCAGTCCAAGTCCCGTTGCCTGTCCAGAATGTTGAGCCATTGGCATTCGTTCCGCTATTTAAATGGCTTGGCGCAAGATTCCCTTTAACCTGAGTGGCAAGATCGATCTGCGTTGCCGCTGGAGCGACGGCGCTGAAAAGAAAGGGGATTAAAGTAAGATAAGCGACTAATTTTTTAAACATGATTTAATCCTTAATACTGATAAAAAGCGGTTAGCGCGTCGTCATTCGAGGCATTCGGTGCGAAATTGATTAGCGTTATTGTATTGCCTGCGAAAGTATAGTCCCCATTTGTTATGGTTATTAGCATGCCGTTAAAAAATAATTGAAGCGATCCGCTCGCGGGCTCATGCGCGAGCGTGAAGGACTTGTTGACGCCGTTCTTCGCCCCCGTTGGCGTTTCCTCGCCTGAGAATAGATAACTCGATCCGCCACCGCCGATCGCATCAGCCAATTGTTGAAGATTGCCTTGCCAAACAACAGCGCCGTCTCTGCTGACAGGAATAATATCCGTCAATAAAAGTGGAAGGTCTGGTGTTGGGAATTGACCAATTCTTAAGTTTGCCATTTTAAGCCTCTACTTGGAATACATCTGTTTCATTGACAAGCATTAAATCGCCGTTGGCGTTAATGGAAAACTCAGCACCGCCCGTGTCCTGACTAAGCTGGAAGAAATCGCCTTCCGCATTTACGATAAAGAAGCCGTCACCCAGCAAGAATAATGAATCATCACTCGGAACCGTGCCTGCTGAAAATTCCCTGAACAGAGCAGGATCGTAAAGGTCTGTAATTATTATACCGCTAGCGCCGATGAAAGATAAAACATTATATTCGCGGCGAACTTCACGCGTGAAGTTTAATGTCAGGTCTTGCCGATCGTACCATATGTCATTTATCTGCTCAGGAAGATGAACGATCCCGTCTTCCCCTTGGAAGGCGACGCCGTTTTGCCGTAAGACATAGCGATTCTGCTCAATCTCTAGGCCGTCGCGGAGCATACTTGCATAGCCCATGGCGTTTGGGCCATAGAACGTCGCTAGCAATTCGATGTTTTCATCGCGACGCAGTATACCAGCCTCGCCATTTTCGTTGGTTAGAACACTCGCGTTTGCGTCGGAATTCACCGCCTGCCACCCGAATGCGCACCAATCGATATTATTCTCAGGCTGCTTTGGAGGATTAGGCTGCCAGCGAGGACGAACAAGCTTTCCCTCGATCTCGGTTATTCCAACGATCATCTTCTGAAAAAAATTTCGAAGCTGCTTATCGGTCGGATCGATATTCGGGACTAAATATCCGCCGTTGGCCGTGCTATTAGAATTAGCCATCGGTTGCGCGCACCATAACGGCGATTATCTTTACATAACCGGTGCCCCAGTTGCTCCAATCGTCCACGATCTTTACCTGCCAGCGCAGATTCTGGTATACAACAATGTCGGAATAATTTCCTGCACTATCAGACGACAGAATAACCTTGGAATAGATTCGGATCGCGTCATGCGTGCGTAGTGCCTCGGGCAAGCGCTCGATGTCTTTCCCGGATGCTGCTTGAATAACGCCTGTGGCGTCAACAGCAGCATTTTCATCCAGCGCCGTTTCGCCATCGTCATTTACATGATAAGGACGGCGAATGATAGAAAATGCTGTCTGAAACTCAGCGCAATCTAGGGCTTCGGAGACGTCTAATGTCGCCATTAATTCGACCTCAATACATATTTAATTGAATTTAGCAATTCACCTGTGCGAATAAGGGCTTTCTCGCCCTTCTGGCCTCTACGCTTACGCGCGGCGATCGTGCCGTCTGCCAGCTTCTGGAAGCCAACTTGATTCACTATGCGCTGTTTAACCGTCGTTTGGGCGTGCAATCCGAGACGATTCAATCCTTTATTGACCGCGCTCGCGTCGAATGTAGATAATGCCTCAACTGCAGCAGCTTTAAGTATCGCGGGGGCTTGCTTCGATGCTTCTTTCGCGCCCGGAACGAGGAAGGGACGCGCTGGAATATTCTGTGCAGGACTTCCGGTCTCATGGATTCTTCCTAATGCTGCGTTGCCGATAGGTTCACCCGGACGGCCATTCGCAGCCTGTGGTATTCCGACCAACACTTTATTCTCGCCGATCCCCTTCATCGTGCGGAGAAGCTGGCCTGTGAAATCCTTCGTGACCTTAACGCCTTTCATAGCTGGATCGCTCCGATCCCGATCATCTGCACCAACTGCCAATATTGTTGACCATAGAGCGTGCGATTGTATTGCCCGGCGCCAGTTACTGCGCCAGCGTTATCCGAATAGGAGATCGCGACATCACCAACTTTTTTCTGTGTTACGAAACCAGTGTTGCCCGTCCCAGCGCCTGCTGCCATGAGACTAGAGAGGGAAAGATAATGCGCTGTAAGGAGATACAGGCCTTGGGTGTAATAGTCACCCCAGCGACATTCGCCAACGGATAGTTCTGCGAGCGAACTCCAAAAAGTTACAGCCGCATCGGGAAAGCTTGCGGCTGTAAATTCAGGGAAGGCAGCCCGGAAAGCCGGGATGTCCATTTTTAGCCTTTAGCTTCGATAAGTTCTTGCAGGCCGTTAAGCACGCCTGCTCGATTTTTACCAGCAGCTTCCTTAGTCTTCAATTCGATCAACTGATCTTTCGATAAGTCTTTCGCATTTTCGACCACGGTCGCGACATTGCCAACCAAAGCAGGATCGCCTTCTGACTCATCTTCTTCGACTTCTGTTACATCGCCGATAGAATCAACCCAGCCAGCTTCCTTGTATGTAGCGAAAGCAGAGCTTTCAGCGACAGCAGCAGGAACGTCTTCAACCTTGCCTATAAAGACACGGCCTTCTTCAACGCCTTCAATTCCAAGGAACTGAACAGGACGATTAAAGATTGCAGCAAACACTTCTTTTTTCTTTTCAGCCATGATATTTCTCCTTAGATGCCATCACGATACAGCACGGTTTCTGGGAAGATGAATTCGATTTCACCATACGCCCAAACATACGGAGCGTGGAAGTTGATCGAATGATAGTATGTAGCTTCGCGGCGCATCGGCACCATAGGGAAGCGGAGATACTGTTCATCATTCGTATAGGCGATCATCCGGTCAGTGCCACCAGCACCGATACCAATCAGGCGCTTCATTGGCACGAACTGAACGTTTGCGCCGCCTTGTTGGAATGCAATATTATTCTTCTGAACATATTGCAGGATCGAAGTATCGGTGTTGCTGATACGTTGCGAAGCCAGATAAGCCAACTTAGCAGGAGGCAAGCCGACAGTTGTAGGCATTACGGCATAGGCAGATGCTGCCCAGTTAGACGCCAACAGTTCGTTGATGTCGCGCAGGATTTGATCCGGCGTTTTATTCGCCCAAGGTGTAGTGCTGCCTGTGCCGTCTGCAACAACCAGAGCGGAAGCAACCTGAGCGCTGTTTAGCAGGCCTGTTACGCCTAAGAAAGCGTCACCGATATAGACATAATTGTCTGTTTCCAGATTCCATTTCTGGATCAGGGCGCGTTGCTGAGTTACATCGATTGGCTGCAACAGAAGGCGACTGCGATCCAACTCAATGCTGGAATAAACCAGTTCGCGAGCGGCTAGGCGCAACGGAGTCACTACGCGCTCGCCGTTGATGCTCAATCCGGGAATCGAATTGGTGCTTGGGGAAATCCAAGGAATGCCCTGAGCTTCTTGCGTCCCAACACCGCCGAAAGAACTACGCACGAAGGATGTGCTTTCATTCGCGAAGCTTACGTCAGAGCGCAACTTAATGTCGCGGCTCCAAGTAAACTGAGTTAGAGGCATGTTCAGCTTTGTGTCCATGACGTCAAGCTGGCTAACAAAATAGCTCAACCCGGCGTCAATGGTCTTGATTAATTCTGCATCGTTTGTATGCATTTTATTTCTCCGGTTTAAGCTATTTAAAGAATTTCGATTTCAGCGACGTTATTCGCGTCTTTACCGTTTACTGCCCAAGTCACGCCGGGAAGCACTACGCTGTTTGCGCCGTCTGCAGTCGCTTCTAACTGACCGAATACGTTTGCAGAAACAGTTGTTATACGCATGTAAACCGGAGCGCCGCGCACTGGAGTGCCGACGAAGCAAATTACATTAATATAACCTTTCTTGAAAATTGTTTGCGCTTGGGCAATATCGACCAAAGGCGAGACTGCATTTTGCGGAGTTGCGCTCGTGCCAGCCTGTACAGCAGAACGGGCAAGAATACCGGCAAATACACCTACTGCGTCGCCAGAAGCGATGCCAGTGAACTTACCAGTGCTGCCTGAAAACTTAACAGGCCAGCCGTAAAAGACGTTGGTTGCATTGGCGAAGAATCCTGCTTCCAGAACACTCAGCAACTCGCGAGTGACGAAACCGGGAAAGCCTGCTGGTGCTAGTTGACCGATGATAGCCATATTCGATTACTCCTTTAAGCTTGCTTTTTCCAAAACTCGTCAACACGTGCTTGCACGGTCGCAGGAGTATCGGCTTTTGGTTTATGTAAAGACAGCTGATCGATCGTCACAGCCTTAGTTGAAGCGGAATCGTTTACACGAATATTTTTCAACATATGGGCAGCGCCAACGAAGGCTACATCCACTGCATTAGCGGAATTGTAATCTACTTCCTTGCCGAAAGTAAACATTTCAATAACTTTCTTGCCATCAGTAGTTTTGTAAGCAGCTTTCAGAGCATCAACCTTAACGGTCGCGGAGTTCTGCACGCCCGGTGCTAGGATTTCAGCCAGAGCGAAGGTGTCAGCGTCAGCCACTGTATTAGGCTTTTTCTCCAACTCTTCCTTTTCCAGCTTCTCGCGAGCAGCTTTCGCATCCGCAGTTTCGACGGTCTTGCTTTCGCCTTCCTTTTCCTTCTTGATATCGGCAAGCGCGTCCACGACCTTGGTCAGGCCAGTCGCGATCGTCGCCATGTCGGTTGTCAACTTTCCCACTGTATCGGTCAATGTTTCCAGAGCCTTATCAGTGGTGGTTGTGGATTGCTTTCCTTCATCTTCCAATTCGCCGTCATTAACAGCCTTGGTAAAGAAGGCGATGAGCTTTTCTTTCGCAGTCATGGTTTCTTTCTCCGTAGGTAAAAATGCGGCGTGATCCTGAATAGCACAAAGAGCGCCGCAACGTCCTCTTGGTACCAATGCTACATGGTTGCCTCGTATGTTCTTTTGACGAACACGGCCTTTTGCTTCTTGAAAATATTGGGCTTCATACCCGAGAGAGACTTCACGAAGGCCACGATTCATTACTGCTTCGACCGCTTGCGCATCGTTGATAAGTATGTCACTTACTAAAAGATTGACATTTGCCCCGTCGCCCGCGCGAACATTAAAGATAGTTCCAACGGCGTGCGTCTTCCAATTCGTTGAATTTATCTCTTGTTCTTTTGGGTGAAGGAAGCTTAATGTCTTGCCTTCGAAGCTTGCCATTGTCTCAGGGTCAAGGATGTCGGCAGCATCACGGCTTGCAACTATACGTCCATTGGCGGCTTCGAATCCGGGAAGCTCTGTATTCGCGTAAACAAGTTCACCCGGCCTCGCGAGAGGGACGTTCTTGCAAACGAGGAATCCTTCAGCAGTTTTGCTGATGTTCTCCGATAGCATGGTGGTGAAATTGAATTTCATAGTTTTGTATTATTTACTTGTTTTTTGAAAAAGTAAACATTTTAATATTGCTGATATGCTGAACCATCCCAGACCACCCTTCGACGACCGCCCAGCAACAATCCGAGGGTTGCGCCTAAGTCTAAGCCAAGGATGTTAAGGCCATAGAGTCCGAGCACGCCATCGAACGCCATCTCGAACTCACAACCGGGCCATGCGCCTGTAGGGTCTAGTGTTATCGTGCGATTACCCGCGAGCGATCCTGTCAAGCGCAGAAGGCTAGGCGATTTCAGAGGGCTGACCGTCATATTGCCGCCGACCACCAACGATCTCGCCCAGAACGGTCGAACAGGCTGCCAGAAGTAAGTCGATCCGAAAGATGAGCATAGAACGAGATCGCGCTTCTCACCAAACAGGTCTGTTACACGAGAGTACTTGTCTACATAATCAGCGCTGGGCGTTGGAAGTGTTGCGACCGTATATGCGCCATCAATGATCGCCGAGGCGGCAGGCGTTTCGAATGGCCCACTCATGCGATGCTCCAGCGAGATGTCGTGCCCGATCCGCCAGTGCGCGTTATGCGAATGTCTGTAACGCTAGAAGTCAGGCGACTTTCCGAATAGGCAGTCACAGCGCCGTTGGGCCAAGGTTGCCACGTGGTCTGTTCGTCCAAGGAATATTCAACCGATACCGTGTCGCCATTCACTGGTGTAATGCTTACAGTTGAAGGCAATGGGCAGTTGGCCATATTTACAATAACTGGTGTCGCGTTTAATAGCACGCCTTTGTTGAAGGCTAGGCCTGTCATTACATTTGTTTGCCCTTCGATGTTTGCTGCAGTTTTCGTTCGTAGTGTTCCCATGGTTTAATCCTCCACGCCGGGTATGATAGGAATGGCGAAGCACCGACAATTAGGAAACTCGCCTGGATTCCCTGTCATCCCGTCCGACAATGTCGGAGGACTGTTGAACTGGAAGATTTTACCATCCATTTCTGCGTGGCTTGGGCGTACATCCCCATCCTCCGCTGTTTGCCACCTGTAATACTCGATTCCGGCTTCCTGACTTCTGGCCTGCGTTATGAAGGCATTTGCCTTCGCTGTTTCTGTACGGGCGATGAGCGTGGCTCGACTCTTTGTGACACCTTCTGTTGCAGCCAACATTTCAGCGATCTCGGTCGATCGCGTACCATCCAGCGCCGCTTGCATGGCAAGATTCTGTGCCCGCTCTCCGGCCTGTATAGGCAACGACTTTATTAGGCGCACTTGTTCAGCCTGAAGGCTAGGCACGACGGCATCAATAGAACGATCCAGACGTAGATTAGTGCTTATGATCTTGGCTTGAGCGTTGAAGGCTTGTTGATTGCGGAGCGCTACAGCGCGGATCATTCTGTTGGCAGCGCGTAATGCCCAAGGCGTTAAGGCGTCCGCATAGTTCTGCAACATCCTCATCATTCCGGCTTCGTCCACAAGCTTATCGCCGTCCACATGATTGCTAACGATCCCGGCGACAATAACGGCTATCTTACGGAGCTCCCTTGCATAGCTCTCTTCGGTCGTGCGCGCGGTGGCGAATTTACTTGCCACGTCCGACCAACCGTGCTACCGCATCAACCACCTTCTGGATAGGCGTCTTCGCCTTCTTAATTGCGGAATTGGCCTGCTCACCCGCGAGGATCGCATTCGGATCGGACTCAATCGCCATCGGATCAGGAGGATTGTCGATCGCTTCCTGAATCATTTCATCCGTAATGTTGGTGCCGATCCCGGTAATCTCGGACTGCTGCTTGAATTCCTTCATCGCTGTAGGAATGTCGAATATGCCGTCTGCCAGTGCCTTGGAGATTGTCTCACCGTTCGACTTAGCAACTATTGCCTTTTCAGAGTCGTCCAACTCAACGAGCGGATTGAACTTAAAATCGAAGTCCTCTGGGACGTCCGAGGCGAACAATGAACGGTAAAGGATGGCCAACACTTTAGCCATGCCAACACGCATTGAATTCTCTTGCTTGCTGTTTATCGTGTTGCTGTATTGTTTCATCGGCGCTGAACCATCCGAGAAGCCTGCAGGGCTTTGGCCGAATAATCGCACGAGCGGGATTTCCGTGGCGCCGGAAAGCTGCTCACCGAATTGATTTATAACGTCCGCTAGGCCCGCGAATGAATAGCTGTTCGTGCTGAATTCATCGTTCTTGTCAATAATTGTAAGCCCTTCGCTGGACTGTAACAACCGTACATATTGGAACATCTTGATAAGGTTTTCTTCCATCTGTCCGCCAGCAGCGAGGATGGAGCGAAGCCCTTCCACCGAGATCGTACGCAGATAGGCTTTGTTCACTAGATTGGCCGCGCCCGCCGAGGCAGTATCGAAGTTCATCAGGCGATCTTCTGTCCGTTCAATTACAGACATGCCCCAATGTTCTTCGCGGAGGCTTTCCCAATAGGGAAGCCCAATGCCAATATCACGGATTACCCGGCTATGGTGAATGCGTAAGCCTGTCATTCCTTCTGTAATCAGGTCATAATACATAGGCAAGCCCATCTCTGGTCCATCCGGTATAAGTTCCATCATGGAAGGTGTAACAGACCAGCGGTCATAAACAGTAACGCCCGTGAACTGATCCTTCGCGATCGAATCCATTCGGAGTTCCGTGCTTAATAGCTGGCCTTTAATCTGCACGACGCCAATTGCGCCACCATACAGGCGTGCCCACTTCTTAGAATCACAGAAGGAGTTCCATATGCCTAAATCTGTAAGCTTTTTCTGTAGCTTGGCGATCTTCTTTGGATCGATCTCGCCTAAGATTTTAACGCCTGCTGCCGTCATGTCCTCAGCGACCGAGTCAACAATACGGCCTACAATCCAATTGCCACGGTAAGCGGAATCTAGCTTAAGGCGGTTGCGCGTTAGGAGGGAGGTGTGGAATGTCCCCTCGGACATTAGGTTGCTAACTTGTCCGGGCGAATAGCCCATACGGGCAGCAACGTTCGCGAAGCCGTCATTCACCCTAGCCATGTTAGGATTATGGGCAGGAAGCTTGGGCGTTACCTTGCGGACGTTTTTCATTCTGGTATTATTTACTGCCTTGTAAGAAAAGTAAAATGTTTTATATCAGGCTATCCCAAGCGGCCAATCCTTCGAGGTCGCCTAGCATATCCTTAATGGCATCCATCATTGGATCGATCTGATCATCGTTTTGGTGGGAATCGTCCCGGCTAAAACATTCGCACTCGAACACGAAGTCCGTCACCCAAGGCGCGGATTCAGGAATCCATACATATCCGGCCTCGATCGATGGTGCTCCGTCCTGTACACGTGTAAGCTTATCAATGTTGCGCTCGATGCCCGTTACTGGAATATGGCCTTTGGTTTTTAGCGTCTGGATCAGACCTGTGCCGGATGCCTTATCCTCGATCTTCATGCCTCGAAGCTCTCCGCTCGTATTGCGTACAGGATCGACCGTCTTGCATTTTATCCAGAAGTCTTTTGCTCTTTGGAGTAGCTCCGGCGCTTCCCACTTACCACGAATCTGGTCGAGCAGGTATATGCGCCCGTCTAAGCCCATCCCCCAATGCTGGAACACGCTGTAGTCATTATGCTGCTTAACCTTCATGGCAGTGTCGCCATAGACCATTCGGTATTTGAGAGGAGGCACTCGCCCATAGCGCTTAAACCATGTGCCCTGAATAACCTGACCGCCGACTATTTGCGGGTTTTGTTGGTACAAGGCATTCCAGTTGTGGCTATCCATTATGGTCTTGCGCTCTAACAGAAAGCCCAAGGATTTATGTTCAGGGAATAGCGGCTCACCTTGTTTGCGGTGCTTCTCGTCCTTTTCGGCTATGGCAGGGTAGCTAAATACTTTTACATTCTTCTCGATCGCGCGTAATCGTCCAATAGGATCGTCAATATGCCAACGGGTCAATATGCACAACAGACCTGCATCCTCGGAGAAGCGACTGAAGAAGTCGTCTGTAAACCAATCCCATGTCGATTCACGGACGGCCTCTGAGCCTGCTGCCTCGCGGCCTTTGATCGGGTCATCGATAATGCCTAAATCTAGCCCTTCACCTGTAATCGATCCACGCACGGTTGTGTTCCTGAAATAGCCTTCCCGGTCTACATATTCAAGCATCTCGCGGTTGCGCATGTATTGTCCTGATATTGTAACGACATTCGAGCTATTGATTCTTGTTCCAGGGAATACGGCCTGATAGCGCTTGCTATCGTATATGCGCTGGAGGCGTAGGTTGGCGCGCACACCTAAACGGTCGGAAAACGAGGCATAGATCGTCCGAAGGTCTGGATTATGGCCAGCCAGCCAAGCTACCAAGTCAATAATCTGATACGACTTGCCATGCTGAGGAGGTGCTTCAATAACGTATTTCGGCCTTAGCCCTGCCTTAAGCTCGCCAACAAATTGTGTTAAAATGCCAGCAATTTCGCGTTGCCACCAGCCCTTTTTCATTTTAGGGTTCATATGCTGACGAAACGCCCAGAAGTCCTTGCGGGCTTCCCGGATCGCTTGTTGCTCTAAATATTCGATGTCCTCAAGATTCATGGTCTATCACTTTTTCATACATTAACAAGGGCAATCCTCTTTCCTGACATATCGCGGCAACCTCTTCGTCTGACAGATCTTTCTTGTTCGTCTCGACTTGGAATGGAGCATTCGGATCGCTGCTCACTTCCGTTTTGTCTCTCCAATCGAATCTATTCTTCATGTTAAATATCCAGACGGTCGCATTGCCTTCACGCAATCCAGCCGCCATTTCACGCCCAACTTTCTCCCACCAGACCTGACAGAGCACCTTGCACTGCCTTACGGTTTCCCGAAAATCTTCACTGTCTGCCAGTAAAGTTTCCCATGCTGAATGGTAAATTCCTAACCTTGCTTGGCACTCGACGGCGCTTCCTCCGTCCTGAGCAATATCACGCATAATATTTTGCCAGCCTTCCGGCAAATCTTCAACAGTCGTTCTTGGCCTTCCAACTGCCCGTTTTTCTGCTGGCTTTTCAGCCTTCTTTTTCGCCACAATTTCTCTCCAAAAAATATACGCACCCCCATCAATTCCGTTCCGTGCTTTCCGCGCTCACTATACGCTTTCTATCTTAATTAAATAACCACTATTTCTCTTTATTTTAATTTTTAAAAAATCACATTAGCAGCGCGGAAAGCACGGAACGCTTTTTGCTAAGTCTTTGTTTTTCACAAACTTTTAAAAAGTAAATAGTTTTCGAAATAAAAAGTTTTGACGACGAAGTTAGTGCTTACTTTCATTTATTTATTGTGTAACGTCAAAATGGCTCTTTTGGTAGTTTTTCGAGGTCAAAAACACGGTCAATTTCCTTCTTAGAATACACGATAAATTTAACACGATTTATGATCCACCTTCCGTCGCTAGAAGCATAATTCCTGTTAACAGAATACCCTGCCCGATCCATCGCATTCGATAACTTAGCGCGTGCTTCCTGCGCCTTCATCCCTTTACTCTCGGCCATCGATATTACAATATTAGCGCCAATATGGTCAGGATAGTTTAAATCATTAAGGATATCGTCCAGCCAAGCATCGCCGACCAGCCCGGCACTAACAACCGTCTTATGCGCCGCCGTCTTTCGCTGGCCATTAGAGGCATTGAACTTCGATATATCGCGCGCATTCAGGAACGCCGCTACGTGCGTATCCCCGCCATCCAGATTAAACCACCCCCATAAGTCGTCGAAATAAGCGCGCATAATCGATTCATCAGAGAATCCCATCTCACGCATAGTAGCGCATTCAATCACGTCATACCGCCTATCACCAGCCGGAATATAAATCCCAGAGGATAGATGGTTCGTGGTAATAATAACGCCGCAGAACATTCTTACGGTGAACTTCTGGCCATATTTAGGGTTGATTGAAGTCGTATCGGGATTCCCTGCAATTAAAACCTTCGTTTTCTCATTAAAAGCCCACTTCGTCATTTCCGCTAGATTAGCGGCCTCGGATATCCGCACAAGAACGGAAGCGGCGAATTCATTAAAGTTCGATTCCAGCGCGGAAGGATCGATGTTGGCGACGTTCCAAACGCCGATGGCCGGGCAAGCCATCTCGACAGCAGTATCTTTCCCCACGCCCTGTTCACCCGCCAAGAGGAGTGCGAATCGCGTCTTCTCCCAAGGCTTCTGCACCCGGTGCGCCATATAGTCCAGGAACTGATCCGCATCACCTTCCTTATTGAAGACACGACGAACGTGCTCGACGAACGGTTGCGCCATGCGCGGATCGCCCAATTCAATCGTCGCAGGCCGATAGGTATTAAACAACGCACCACCAGCCACGTCCACAATCTCGCCATTGCGGCAATCCTTACCACGCGTGTAATCCTCATCGATCGATGGATCAGCCGTCATACTCGTCACCAGCTGATTCTCTTGCAGCCATTGGCTAGCCTTAATGATCTTGCCTTCGTCATTAACGGGCGAGACAGCCGCATCCACCGCCGCAGCAATACAATAGGAAGTCGTTGGGCGATATATGTAATTATTGCCGGGCATATAATAGACAAAATTACCGATTGGTACTTCACCCTTCTTGGGTGCCCAACCTGCATCGATGGCTGCCTTAACAATCGTACCGAGTGTAAGCTCTTTCTCATTATTAACCTGTGAAAGCTCGTAAAACGCCTCTTTCATTATCGATTCGTGGTTGCGGCCTTTCTTGCCGCCAGCCTTATCTGACCAGACTTGATAGACTTCCCAAGCTTCGTCTACCCGCTGAAACGTGCGTCCGAGTATTATGCCGACCGAGCGCCAGAGATCGCGATCGTCCGAGGGAATAACGTCCAGCATTGAAGCCACCTGCTCGATCGTGTACTTCGAGTTGTACATGTCGTCCTTGCGTTTCCGGCCTCGCGTCTCCTTGCGACGACTTAGGTGCGACGGCAATATTCCTATCTTTGGCTGTTTCTCGTCCCATGAGTAAAATCCTCCAGACCGATGCCGCGACGGAGCAGCCACAATATACCCTCCATCATTCCGAACGTCCACACCTTTGCCCAGCGTATTGGAAGACGTTTTTAGAGCGGAGTTATATTGAAAGATGACGTGCATTCCTCCCGAGCCAGTATGGGCCATCAATGTATCGGGCTCGCCGTTGTCGCCAATCGCCTCTAGCCAACTCTCCGCACCAAACTTGCCTTCCCCTATGTCTACATCGATGACAGTGATACCGGAGATTTCCCCGGTAACAATGGCAATGTTGCTAGGCTCTGACCCCTTGCCGAACCATTGCTCGATCTTGCTCAGGTCTCGCGATGCCTCTTTTAGGCCACGCGCCAATCGTGGGTGCTTACCAGCATCACCACAATTTGCCACACCGCACGTGCAACTTAGATCGTCCTTGACCGTATGCAAGGGGAAGACGTAAAAACCACGGGTAACATATTCTATTGCTGCTTTTAATACTGCTTCATTGGTCATTGCAACAAGTCCTTATAGCTTTTAACTTCCCAACATGAACGTGACGCCCTGCCAATTCGCTCGAAGTCGGCAATCCTGCTTCAACAGCGAGCGTCTCGCAACGCAGACAGACCAACTTTCCAATTGGTGGCTCTGATAGAAAATTGAGCTTATCGGCATGTCCTGTAAAATGATTCCCACAATATGCTTCGACAGCCATATGGGAATTTTTAAACATGGTTATAGTGCAGGCACGCCGAGGGCGATGGATTAGGATCGCGAGCTTATTATCCAAGAACGGAAGAGCAGAAGCCCAAGGCATTCTAAATTGATTATAGCTTGGGCTTCGTGTTTTCTTTTCCGCTTGTAGCTTAATTTTCAGCATCACCCACCTCCATATCAACAGTCTTCTCCACCCCAGCCAATTCCTCGATCTCCCATAGCATCTCCATCCGGCCATTGCCAGTCTTCAGCTGTTCGCGTAACGCCTTTAGAACGTCGTCGATCGATATCATCTTAACGGCTTTCCACTTGCCTGCACCTTCGACACCGGACGAACAGGCATCATTGATGTGATCCTGAGCCATCGACCAGTCAGCTTCCGTGCCGAATCCCATCCCAACCGAGAATTCGCAGCCTTCATCCGGCGAGAATATCACGACAGCCTTATAAACAGGCATTTCGAATTTTCTCATCTCGATGCCTGCGTCACGATCTGGAAGCCATTCTCCTGAACGCCTTTCAATATAGCATCAACTGTATCGATTGCCGATTGGCGGCGCTTATAGCCTTCCGACTGAGCAACAATCTCGCCATTGCGTGCAACAATATGGAAATACCATTGGCCATCTTTAACGCTCTTAAATATATTGATCTTCATGCCATTCTCCTTAAACAAAAAGCCCATATCCGGCTACAACAACGAAATATGGGCTTTTATTAAACGCGATTAAAACTTCTCACTATCGCTTCCGGCAACGCTTTCTTCCATTGGAGGAGCAACTTCTACGCCACCAGCAACAACGTCAGCGTTAAACTTCTTCGCTTTAGCATAAGCAGCGCCGTCCGTTACTGGCTCAACCAGCTGGATCGTTACGCCGTGCCATTTGCCTTTGTCGTTTTCCTCCTTAACGCTGCCGATCTCATAAATGTGGCTGAACGAGGATGGCGTGAAAGGATTGCCGTTTGCGTCTTTTAACTCGATGCCGCTAATCAGAGACAACCAGCGCTTGGACTTCTTAATCTGCGTGCTGCCTAGCGAGATTAAAGCCGGAACCCACTGGCCTGAGTTCGTCTTAGCCAATACGAAGTGATTGCGGGTATCGGATAAGAAATCGAACTTTGGGCGCCCTTCTGCGTCCAGAACGTCTTTCGTACCCTCTGGCACATCAATCAGCAACTTGCCATTTACGTTAATGACGTTCGGAACCTTGCCTGCGTCCACGTCCGATCCGGGATATTGACCGCGATAGCCACCACGATTCGGTGCCCAGCGTAGGAATGCGCGCTGGAATGCCACTGGCATAACGAGCACGGTCTTGTATAGCTCATTCGTGATCGAGTTAATAAACATGCCCGCTTTAGCGCCTTCCACGCCGCCGTCCGAAACTTCTTGGCACTGAGGCGATAATGGCTGGAGCAGGCTGATGAATGGAATGGCCAATGAGTTCTTGTCCACACCCTCCAGACCGGCACCAGCGTCCTGAGAGAAATCTAAAGCCTGACCAACTGCTGTATTGTTTTTTGCTGCTACGTCTGTTTTTGCAACCATGATAATTCTTCCTTTATGTTAAGATTTTATTTCTTACTAATCTTTGCGACCCAGACTGGCGTTGCCCCGAACAGATCGATAGGAAAGGGTTTCCCAGCACTAATCTGTTCTTTGGCGAAGGCTTTCAATGTTTGAGCATGAACGCCTTCTGATAGGGTTGGGTTTAAACCATCAGACAGCAATCTTTCATACATAGCGATTGCTGTCTGCTTCTCACCCTTCCCGTATTCCAGACCTAAACTAAGCTTAAGTAGACCGCCGAAGCCGTTGTCCTCTAGCCATGCATAGGCCTGCAATTTATTCGCTGTTGGGATTGAAATATACACTTCTTGCGTGACGCGCAATTTCTCTCCAGTTTCCAGCGTGTATTCCTTAATTCCCAGTTCGTGCATAGCACTGGGAATCGCTTCCTCGCGGAAGTATCGTGCCTTTTCCTTAAGAACTTTTAATGCCAGCTCCGCTTCCTCAACAGCAGCATCCGCATCGAGCAGGTTCTTAACCAAGCCCGTCATATCGTTCAATGAGATGCTCATGATGGCTCACCTTCTAGCGCGACCCTATAACGAACGATGTCTGACATTAAGCCATACTGTTTCCAGTCCATGTTTTCAACAGGCGCTTTATAAAGTTCACCGTCACGCCTTTCGATCTCAACGACACGACGAGAATCTTCCATTTGCGGGCTTTCGGCTAAACCGTCCCAATCTCTCCATGGGCCGTATTTCATCCCCGCATCAGAACCAGACAACGGTTCAGCTGTAGGAACAATCCCCATACTAAACGCAATCGCGCCTAGAATATAATCCTGCATAACGCCGTTCTGCCCAAGGATAGCGACCGTCTGAGCGCCGCTGGCCTTACCGTCCACAAACATCTGGATCAGGTCGCGTGCAGTAATGACCTTCTCCTCTCCGAGTGTGGCGACGTCGATCAATCGTTTTGTGGCCGAATGTATGTTGACCACTTTCCCTTCTTTATCGAGACTCATGATGCCCCTTTCGTTACGCAAGCATAACCAGAATCTGACTCATCAATAAAATCTGATTCGTCCTTGGTTATTTTTAATAAAATCTGCATCCCATCGAAAGCACCAATGCATGTTTCTTCGCTTTCGAATGGGCCTCTTGAAATTTCGCTTATGCTTGTTTTCAAAGTTTCAGCGAGTTTTTCTTGGTCAATATTAATTACCATTTTATTTCCTTTCATTCTAAGTTTTTATGGCAAGCAAATTGCTTGACACACCCGTTAAAGAATCACACTACTAATAGTGTACCTCTTGATATTACGATCCCACTTTAGGACACGGAACTTGCCCTTTAGCTTTCCAAGAATAGCGAATGCCACGCCCATGATGGTCGGATCGCCTAACGCTAGGATGCTGTCACCAGCTTCATAGTCGTAAGCCTTTAAAGCCTCGGTCATCTGGCGCACTAAATCCTGAGTCGCGTGAAAGCTTGCCTGAGGAGGCATCATCGTGATTAGGATTCCGTGCTCAGCCGCCGGGCTTATATTTACGGATGGAACATAACTATCTCCAACCTTGCGATTGGGAACTTGCGTTACATATACAGTTGCCATTCTAAGTTTTCCTTTTATTTACTACGAATTAATTATGCGCCAAGTAAATAGAAAAAGGCAAACTATTTCGCAATTAAAAATAAATCGTTAAATGCTTTACTTTTATATTTTATTAAGCCTATAATAATTACATGTTCGATTTACAACTTAGAATGGAGTAGGAAATGGAAGAGATAATTCAAAAGGTTCAAGCATTATTAGCCACTGCCAATTGCGCAGGCGCCAGCGACCAAGAGCGTGAGACGGCAATGCGCTTCGCCCATAAACTATTAGTAAAGCATAATATGTCGATGGAATCGATCGACGCCGCTTCGAATCCTCGTGAGGCGCAAGACTTGGAATCGCACGGAATGGTTTGGGCACGCCAGATCGCGAAGGCCGTCGCTGAATTGTTCTTCTGCAAATACTACTTTAGCGATGTTTACCGCAATGACAAGACTTGGCTTAAGAAGGTAAATATTTCCAGCCATAAATTCGTCGGAAAGCAATCCAATGCCATTACAGCCAAAGAATTATCCAACTATCTGATCAATTCCACCTTCCGCGAAGGCTCGCGCCGGATGAAGGCAGAAGACGAATTGAAGCCCTATCAATGGCGCATGGACTTCTGCAAAGGCGTCTCCAACGAAATTCAGAATCGCGCATATGAAATGCGCCGGGACGCCCAGAAAGAAAATGAAGCGCCAGCCGCGCAATCAGCAACCGGAACATCGATCGTCTTAGCCGATTATTATAAGGCCGAAGCGGAAGCCAATAACGAGTTCATAAAAAAGACGGTTGGAGAATTGGTTAGTGTTCGCGGATCGCAAGGAATTAGCAATGCCGACGCCTTTAATTCTGGTTCAGAATTTGGCCGCAATCTTCCATTAGCCAGCGGCATCTCTGATAATCGCAAGACGCAATTGCGCTTAACAAAGTGATCACGGACACCCGTGCATATATAACTTTGAATGCGCAGGGAGCGCGGCAAGAGTGGCATTGAATGTATCGTTATTGAGAGCGACTGGCCTGACTACGATAAGCATTTACAGATGCTTGCTGATCGAGTGGATGGAGTGCCGACCGAATAACCAATAATAGCTTTAGTAGTTTTTAGCAACTAGAGGATAAATAGATGAAAAGTGATAAAAAAAGATATTGGGCGTGCGTTCATTGCGATTTATTGCGAAAGATGACAGAGCCGGTTTCCAAAACTTGCCCTCGTTGCCATATCAAGAATTCTCTAAAACGTGCGACAGATGACGCCTAACCCCAAGGACAACACACATGAACAATGCAGACGATATACGCAAGGGATTTGAGGCTGAGTTTAAGCAAATAATCAGCGGGTCAGAATCGCTGCTGGTACGGTTTCCTTATAGAGACAGGCGGTATGTTGATTGGAATACTGAACACTGCTGGCTAATGTGGAAAGCCGCCATTGAATCCCAAGCCACCCGCATCGCCGAACTTGAGGCCGCCATAACTTGGATAAGCGTGAAAGATGCGTTGCCACCAGAAGGTATATACGTGTTCTTTTACTCAAGCACTTATCACACTGATCCTGGCATTAGCTATCACACCGGCACGCAATGGGAAAGCGAAGATGGAATGCCAGAGGAGCAGGAAGTCGAATATTGGGCATACATAAACTACCCAACTCCACCAGCCATAGCCTTATCGAAGGATCAGAAAAATGAGTAATCGAGAAATTCGCTTGGGTCGAATGGAAAGACTAAAAGCGAAGTAAATGGCAGGCAAGAATTAATGTAAACAAGAAGCCAATATTTTTAGGCGTATATACAACTCCTGAATTGGCACATGATGCCTATAAAAAAGCATCAATCGAGCTTTTGGGGGAGTTTTCATATTATGCAAAATAAAGAATTATTCGTGATTGTACCTATTGAGCCGACACAAGAGATGGCCGATGCTGGATTCTCCAGATATAAGCGCACAACCGTAGGCGCATATGAGGTCATGATTGCAGCCGCCCCCTCTCACAATCTCGCCATCATTGACAAGGGGGAACTTGAGGCGTTGAGGGCTAAGCTAGAGCATTATCGAGATGCACTGTCTTATATTTCACAGCCTTCACAGGACAGCAATTTATTGTGGTGGCAGGAAACTGCACGAACTGCGCTAAAGGATAATTTATGAATAACGATAAAGTTTTAGAACTGGCAATAAAAGTATACGCAGAGACGCACGGAGGGATGGCATTAGTGCCGGATGAAAGCTATAAGCGATATCTACTCGCCTTCGCCCAAGCGCTTAATGAGCATAGGGGCGAGCCTCTGTTATATGTCCGGATGAGAGACGGTGAAGTTGATTGGTCAGAAGATTGCGTTAGCCCAGACACTTCCTGCGGCGATAGCTATGAGCTTGAAGAAGGTTACACAGCCGTTCCACTCTACGCCGCCCCTGTTACTCCTGTAGGGGATGAGGTGGATGCAGACTTTAAATCCATGTTTTGGCGGCAAGTTGAGCGGACTGAAAACTTATAGCGGATATTAATTTTGTGTCTGATGAGCATATAACCGTTGGGGATAAGGCTGGAAGTGAATTGCTAGATATTGTCGCGAGCAAAGCGCTTGAAACATTAAACCATTTCCCGCCCCTACCTAAGCACCCTATACCTGCTATCCATCAACAAAAGGAATCATAATGAAAATATACGGAGCCGGAATAGCCGGACTATTAGCAGCAAACGCCTTCCCAACAGCGCAGGTCTTCGAAGCAGGCCCGGAAGGAAGCACGACGCACAAAGCTCTTCTCCGCTTCCGCTCTTCCGCAGTAGGCGATGCTGTTGGCATAGACTTCAAAAAGGTGAGAGTGCATAAGGGCATATGGCATGAAGGGCGCTTCATGACACCCAATATTCAATTAGCTAACTTGTACAGCCAGAAAGTCATCGGGCGCATAGCAGATCGCTCAATCTGGAATCTCGATTCCGTCGATCGCTATATTGCGCCAGAGGATTTTATCGAGCAGTTGGTGGATCGATGCCGCAATCGCATAACGTATGATGCAGCCATAGGCGAAGTCGAGTTGAGCGATAGATCGAAAGAATCTGAGCCTGTGATAAGCACCATCCCGATGCCCGTTCTTGCTAACTATTATTCAGGCAAGCAATATCTTCAAGCCCATAATATTGAATTTAAGTCAGCGCCAATCCATGTTGTGCGCTTCCGGGTATTCGACTGTGAGGCTTACCAGACTATTTATTTCCCCGGAAAGAACACAGGTGTCTATCGCGCAAGCATAACTGGCGACATGTTAATTATCGAAGTGGCCGATGGGCATGCATCATTTCACCTTGAAGAAATAACGACTGCTTTCGGGATTGACCTTGGACAGATAGACGAGATCGAAAAGGTCAGCCAGCGCTTCGGAAAGATTGCTTCGATAAATGACAAATGGCGCCGGAGGTTTATATTTGAAACGTCTCACGATCAGGCAATATATAGCCTCGGGCGCTTCGCAACTTGGCGAAATATCTTGCTCGATGACGTGCTAAAGGACATCAACGTGATTAAGAAGCTCATGAACGGCACATCTTACGAGCGGAAACTTGCTCAATAATTTATTTTAACAATTATGTAAGAAATATGTTGCTTTATGGAAACCATTGGAGGATAATGATTTCTGCAGCAACGAAACTCTTACAACTTAGAATGAAAGGAATTATCATGGTTAAGCTAGAAAAGGTTAATCCAAAGCCATTAATCGTAATTACTATTGATTACGACACTGCTCTTTGCCTTGGTGTTTTAATTAACAGAAATATCACAGAAGAATCTAAAATAACAGGAAGTCAAACTGACAATCCTGTCGTTACCGATTTAGGCAAATTAGCAGACGAACTTACATCATTATTGGCAGGAGATTAAAATGAACACGAATTTACCAGAAATTAAAGTTATGAGCACCAAGGATTTGGTGAAAGAATACAACGAACGCACTGGCAAGACCGTGAAGAAATTCTCGACCCGTGCGGTTGGTGAGCGCATGGTGGCGGAGGCTCGCGTTAAGTCTGGCCTAATCGATAAGGTAAGCCCATCGATCCCGGAAATTAAGCCCGGCACCCCGATTGAAGCGCCGTTGCCCAAGAAGCTTTCCAACCGATCCGACGCAATCGCCCGTACTTGGACGGTGAAGGCTGTTGCCGATAAACGCGCCAAGCGTGATGGTGTAACGGTTGATAGCCACTTCTATAAATCCGTATTGGCAGCATTTAAATTCCTTGGACTCCCGCAAGAAAAGCATATCAAGTTCCGCATGGAATTGAAAGCGACAGGCGAAGCAGTTTGGAAAGATGAAAAGAATCCGAATGGATTAAAGTTCAAGATCGTCAAACAACAAGATTTACCAGTATAATATCGAGCGAGCCGGGACGCGATTCCCGGCGCTATAACTTAGAATGAAAGGAAGTGTCATGAGGCATCAAGATATTAATGGCCACATACTTGGAACGGGCTCGTCAATACAGGTCGATTCCGTAACTTTAAAATTAAGTCGCGAAGACGCTTACGCGCTTTGCAATCTTCTTGGCGATTCAGACTTGGATAAAAATGTTCACGGCTATTTGGAATTAGACCAGATTGAAGCATTGAAGAGAATAGGCCGCGATCTAGGAATTTTCGTTGACCATTCAACCCGTCATAATTTGGGCGTTTTTAAGATTTCAGTGACGCCAGTCGAGAAGGATCAATCATGAAAGTCACACTCATAAACCATACGCAAAATGCTGCCGAGTTGCTGCTATTTACGAAGAGCACAAGGCTTCAATTGAACTCGGTTTTAATGAATTCAATTGAAGAAATGCCTGAATGCGATAAAATGTCCGAACTCGAATACATGGCCAATACGATCCCTTCCTCGTGGGAGTTCGTCGATTACACGTTCCTCATCGAAGGAGTCAGCCGTGCTTATACGCACCAACAGGTAAGAACGCGAGCCGCGAGCTACGCCCAGCAGACCATGCGTGTGTTAGACATGGGCGAGTTTGATTATGTTTATAGCGACGCGATCTTGGCTGATGTTGAGGCCAAGCGTTGCGTTGATAGTTGTTTGAAAGGAATTAAGAGCCATTATCGTGAGTTGATTCTTCGTGGAATCGCACCAGAAGACGCCAGAGGCATCCTGCCGACCAACATAGCCACCAATATCGTCTGCAAGTTTAACCTGCGCACGCTATCCGAATTGGCGAAGTCCCGCACCGGAGGCCGCACGCAAGGCGAATATCAGAAAGTGATTAACGCCTGCATCGATGCCGCGCTAGCCGTCCATCCTTGGGCAGAGAAGTTTCTGTTTACTCAATCTCGTGATTACTTTCAGGAGATTGAAGAATTCGCCTTGCGCAAATTCCCAGACTTAAAAGAGCGTGGTGAGTTGCTGAAGATCGTAGATAAAATGCGGAAGGAATCGAAATGATACGCAAAGACGGAAGATTCACGATCTATATGATCGAAACTCGCTCGCCGAATTATAGAAGTGGCGAATGGTTTAAGGCGTCGATGGATCATTATTACAGGAGTAAATACGAGAACGGCTGCATGTTAGCTTCTGCGCCTTGCTGGCAGGAAACGAACGTGACGGGAACGTATGATAAACTCCGCGCGATCGACCTGTGCGCCAAGATTCAAGCTGATCATCCGAAAGAAGATTTCCGTGTTGTTGAAGTAAAAATCGAAATGCTTACAACAAGCGTTTGTGAGTTTCCGGGAAAGGCATGAACATCCCCTCAACAGGCAGCAACCCAGCGAAGACGAAGTTCTTCCGGGAAGTGGCGACGGCCTTCGAATTCCTCGCGGTCTTCTATACGCTCTCGGAGGAAGACCAACAGGCAATAATGGAACACATCACTCAACTACAGGCAAAGGTATTGAAATGAACATAAAACCAATTGCAATTATTTCAGATTTATCCCTCGGTAAATGCGCCGAAGTTATGCAAGACATGACAAAAGGATACACGCTTGACACCAATCTTTATGCTCTTAATTCTTTAGAATTATGGACATATCAAAGAAAATCAGAAGCAGGTTGGGTAGACGTTGATCCTGAATTCATCGAACATTACCGTCTAAAAGGGCAAAAAATACGCCCTGTTTATTTAATAAATGAGGAGCAGTCATGATACACTTATTTATTTCTTTTTGCTGGGGGATGTCTTTCGGAATAGGTTTGGCATATTTATCAAGAAAGAATAATGTGATTGGGCTTATATGGATTGCCATCGGCATTCTTTTCTTACTCCAAGGGTATGCATGAACATAATAATCCTAGACATTGATAATTGCGTCAGCGGAGACGGCGATCGTATCAGGTTCATCCGCAAGGGCGAAGCCGATCCAGATAAAAAGTATCACGATTATCACAGCCTTGCCTTAATGGATAAGCCCGGTAATGCGCAGTTATTCCGGCGTCATCTTTGGAGCGAGGAATTACGATCGAAATCGCCGATAATCGTATTCAGCACGGCGCGGCCAGAAGCTTGGAGGACGATGACGAAGGCTTGGCTTGGCATGCATAAGATCGAATACAACAGGCTATATATGCGCCCGGAAGGGATGCATGAATCAGCGGTTTACGTTAAGAGGCATTTGCTTAAACAAATCCTCACGGACTTTCGGGTAAGCACCAAAAACATAGTTGGTGCTTATGACGATAGGCAGGACATCATAGCGATGTACAAGGAAGCAGGCATTAAGAACGCGCAAGTTAAATTTATCCACACTAACCACATTGAACAATAAGGAGTTATACCATGATCATTAATCCATATGCTCGTCAAACTTTAAGTCCAGAAGCTTCAAAGCAATGGCATGAAAATCGCGCTTTCGAGAAGCAACAGAATCGTTGCACGGATTTTAGTCAGAAGCGCAACAGCCCTCGTGAATGCGCTCGCCGTGTTCGTCAGATGGCGCGTGATGCTGGGAGGACGGTATGAAAGAAGCGATAAAACACGTAGCAGAATTTAGAGTTGGCCCGCCTTTAAATTTAAGGGCTGACACTTATGTTACCATTTACGATAAAGGAGGTGCGCAAGCGTCTGGCGTTGCTAGCAGGTTCAATTGGAGCGCAACTGGCGATCTTAACGAGATAGTTGCGTATATCATTGGAACACAAGATAAAGCAGCGAACCCCACGCAAGCAAAAGTGACAGCAGCCACGATCCTCGCTGAGATGGGGCAGACCTATGCGGAACGGAATAAAGTCTATGGCAGCAACTATAAGATGGTTGGGCCGATAATGAAAATTCTATTCCCTGATGGCGTGCCAGAGCACTTACCATTTACAGACCAGTTCCATCTTTTCGAGCTAATCCTCGTTAAGCTTTCCCGGTTCGCAATCAGCGGCCTAACCCATGTTGATTCGATTCATGATTCTGCCGTTTATGGCTCCATGATCGAAGCAATTTTACACAACGAAGAAGAAAGGAAGCAGCATGAGTAATATTATTGTAACAGGCGGAAGTAGCGGCCTTGGAAAGGAAATTGTTGAAGTTCTTCGTCAGGACGGTCATCGCGTATTTAATTATGATGTTAGCAACGGAGATCATGTTTGCTATCCAAATTTAAGAGATGCTGGGTATTACCTTTTTGGTGATGTTGATGTCCTAATCAACTGCGCCGGAATCAACAAGATCGACTATCTTGAAGACGTCATGGAACAGGATTGGGATCAGGTCATGGAAATAAACGCTAAAGGCATATTCAAAATGTCTCAAGCGCTTCTTCCTCAGCTGATCGAATCCCAAGGCACCATCCTCAATATCGTCAGCAACGCCGCGCACATGCCGATGACGAGCAGTCTCGCGTATAACGCCTCCAAGGGCGCGGCGCATATCATGACCTTGCAACTGGCGCGTGAATTGACGAAGCGCCATGGCATCACGGTCTTTGGGGTCGCCCCGAACAAGCTTAAAGGCACCAAGATGTCTGAGAGCATAGACCAGCAGGTGGTGCGCACGCGTGGCTGGGATTTAGAGACTGCGCAGAAGTATCAACTGGCAGGATTATTGGCCGGAGAGGAGACCGATCCGAAAGAGGTTGCCGGATTGATCGCTTATCTACTACAATCGAAACAACGGCATAAATATCTCACTGGCACGATTTTGCCATATGGGCTTTAGTCGTTTTACATAACTTAGAATGAAAGGCATAAATGGCAATTCTTTATCTACTTGAATTTAGTTCTGGCAGACTATATGTTGGCTTAACGAGAGGAAAACTCTCGAAGCGGATTGCAGGCCATAAAAAGGACGCATTCAAAAGGATGAGGGATTTGCCAATTTATAATGCTTGGAGAAAATATGGCGATCCAAAAATCTCAATAATTCAAGAAGGCTCAATTGAGGAAATTGCTCAAGCTGAAATTAACGCAATCATTGATTTAAATTGCAGAGTTCCTAATGGCTATAACATTGCCTTTGGAGGTTCCATATCTCCTATGAAAACACCAGAATGCCGGGCAAAACTTTCTATTAACAATCCAATGAAGAGAAAGGAAATTCGAGAAGCAAGGTCTGGAGAAGGCCATCACTCCAAATTGCCTGAACAAAGAAAAAGAGCAAGCGAGCAGCAAAAGAAAAGCAATAATATGAAATCTGATTCCGCCAAGCTTAAATCTTCTATAAGCCATAAAGGCAATAAACATTCTGAAGAAACGAAATTAAAAATGAGTTTGGCTGCAAAAGGAAGGCCGATTAAATTTGAGTTAAGTCCTGAGAATTTAGCAAAGCGTGGCGCGGCTATACGCGCAGGCCATGCCAGACGGCGTGAAGCTTTAACTTTAAAGAAAGGTATTGAAAATGAATGAAGAATTAAAACCATTAGTGTTCCGCATAGAGCAATTGGCTATTGCTCCTCTGTCCTCAGACCGGGCAATTCATCTCCTGCAGGAGATCGGCATCGATCCCCGCTCGTGGGTGCTGGATACAGTCATCGCTGAAGGCTCTGTGTTCGGCATTAAGGATCAAACGAATGTGGCCAATCTCAGCTTCAACTATGAGATGCTAACGCAGGCGAAGGAGTTCGAGATTCTGCAATACACGCAAGGCGCCAACTGGATGGGCACCCGTGGGCCAAGCGCCAGCCACATCGGAATGCACGTATCGGCTGAAGAACTTATCAGATGGCGTGCTAAGTTCGCCGAGCTAGGCATCGACGTTGCGCAGGAAGTCAACACGCTCAGCCACTCCAACCCTGTTATCGCAGGCAAGCGCTCTTACAATTATGTCATATTCGATACACGTGACATCCTCGGCATCGACCTTAAGTTCATCGTCCGTAAGAACTTAACTGACGAAGTCATCACCACTCCTAACGATTGAAAGGAACTATCATGAGGCTATCGAATGCAATAAGAGAAGATTTTGTTGAAAGTGTAATGTCTGGAATCCCTGTCCTTCATAAATATAGCAAAAGCGAAGCAGTGCGGGAAATTGTTTCCGCTATGGAAGAGCAATTGCCAGACGACATTAAGAAGTTTGCCAAATGCCATCCTAATTTAATCAAGAGAGAAAGAAATTGGAGCCTTAAAGAACTTAAATATGATTGGATTTCTGAAGGTAAATATGCTCGCTCTGATTATCCATACGCATATACCATAGATCATGAATCAGTCGAGAGAATCGACACGACAAAATGGGTTGATTTGAAAAAGGCAGCAGACAAGGAAAAAGAAGAAAGAAAAGAGCTTGAAGAGCGTTTAAAGCAGATAACCAATTCATGCAATAGCCTGAAACAACTGAAAGAAGCCTTGCCTGAGTTCGAAAGTTATATGCCAGAAGAAGCAGAGACCGTCCGCAACCTTCCCGTTGCCGCTGGCTCAATCGTGACCGATCTATTGGCTGCAGGATTGAAGATTCCGAAAGGCGATAAAAATGCCAAAGTTTAGCAGAACATTCGCAGTCAACAACGACGAAGACGAAGTTGTCTTCACGATCGGCAAGCAATACCCTTCAGACCAGACAAGCGTTTTGCAAGCTGAAACCTTAATAGACGGATTACGTTATTCACACGTGCACGAATGCAGCCCCGGTCAAGCCCTCTTCGCGCTGGAGAAGATTCAGCAGGAAGACGCTGAGGGATTTTATAAAGCCAAGCTTGACTTAAAGGAAACGCTACAATGAGCAAAGACCTAATTCTGGACACGGAAACAACAGGCCTGTTGAAGCCGAATGTCGTCGATCTTGATAAGCAGCCGAAGATAATTGAGCTTGGCATTATTGTCGTCGAAGACGGAAAGATCACAGGCCGTCATAACTGGCTAATCAACCCGGACGAAGAGATAACGCCGGAAATTACTAAGATCACAGGCATTAAAAATGAAGACTTAATTGGAAAGCCCCTATTCCGTGAGATACTTGCTCAGGTTGAGCAAGTCTTTTCAGGGGCAGATCGCATGATCTGCCATAACGCTCCGTTCGATCAGGGCATGTTGGAAGTGGAATTGAAGCGGTGCGGAAGAACGGGCTTCCCAATGCCGCCAGAAGTGATCTGCACGGTGCAGGAGTATAAGCACTTATTCGGCGGTAAATGGCCGAAGATGACGTTGCTGTATGAAAAAATTGTCGGCAAGCCGTTGGAGCAAACGCACCGCGCCAGCGACGACTGCGAGGCTCTCTGCGAGATTCTTACGACTGATGGATTCTTTGAGTTGAAGATATGATCCACCTCCGTCTCAGAACAGAGTATTCGTTCGGCGAAACGTTTGCCCCAATTCCACGGATCGTAAAACGTCTTAAGGAATTGGGCGTGACGCACGCGGCCATCACGGATCAATCCACCTTTGGCCACGTTAAATTCTTCGAGGCGTGCAAGAAAGAAGGCATCCATCCAATCCTCGGCGTGGAAATCAATGTTTCCGACGATGACGCCGTCCACAATATGGCCATATTAGCCAAAAATCAGGACGGACTCAAAGAACTATACAGGCTTACTTCGAAAGCGCATCAGCAACCACTAGCCACAAGAC